AGACCTAGACATAGACCCAGACCTAGACATAGACCCAGACCCAGACCTAGACCTAGACCTAGACCTAGGCCAAGACCTGCTTTGTTTAGCTGATCTTTTCATTGCTTCACGATACCGAAAGACTCAATGGCCCCTGTCTGAATGTAAAGTTGGTTAGGAAGGGCTTGTGCATCCTGCCAATTCTTCGATGAGAAGTCTCCAGTTTCATAAACAATCTTGGGTGAAGTCAAAAGAATACACGTATCATTCACACCTTCAAGCACGCCGGTATAGATGTAATTCATGCAAAAACAAGTGATAGTCTCTCCAAGAAGTGAGATAAGACCTTCGTTGGCGACTTCCACAACTTCTACAGTAACAGCTTTCTTCACGATAATTCTCCTTACTATTGATGATAGATTATCTATATACGCCCAGACCAAGACCAAGACCAAGACCTAGACCCAGACCTAGACCAAGACCCAGACCAAGACCAAGACCAAGACCCAGACCTAGACCTAGACCCAGACCTAGACATAGACCTAGACATAGACCCAGACCCAGACCAAGACCAAGGTCCAGACCTGCTTTGTTTAGCTGATCTTTTCATCTGTTCCACCCTACTTCCTGCTCTTTGACAAAATATCGGCCAACAAATCCCCAAGACTATTGGCCGTCCGTGCTCAGGGCCGTAGTATGCATCGGTATTGTGCCGGATGTTAAGCTGCTACAGCCGCTGCGAGAAAGCCCGGAATACCGTCACTTGCGAAGGGACCTTCTTCCTGTTGCGTCTTGGCAATCGGCTTGTCAGCAGCACGGAAGGCAGCACGGGCCGCAGTAACCTTCGCAAGAAGCGTAGCCCGTTCGTCGCTGCCTTCTGGAAATTCCTTCTTGATCTTATTGATCTGCGCGCCGAACCAGTCAATAACCTTTTCTTCGAAGCCGTCAAAGGTGACGATAGTCGTTTCCTTCTGGACCTCCGGTTCATCATACCAGCGAGTAGCACTAGCCTTGTCCAAGTCAAAAGCTTGATACTTGCTATGGTCAGGCGACAGCAAGCGAACCTTATCCTTAGTCAAGTCAATGCCAATGGGTGACACACGGCCGAACCATGCGATAACCCCATTGCGCTTGAAAGACTTTGGCATAGCCTTCACAAGATTGAGCGCAGCAGAGCAGTCATTGTAAGCTTGTGCATGTTTAACAATCATGAGGGCGCAATTGTGAATGTCCTCATTAATCTTGGCCGAGTTGGTAGTAATCGACGTGATAGCCGTGTTAATCTTCTTGAGGCTAGTCTTTGCACTAATAGCCATAGTATTCATTCCTTATATAGTGCGTATTTTCCTTCAAAGCCTGTTATTCGCACAAGTTTTCAGGCTAAGTCTATTTGTCATTAGCGGACACAATAGAGTAAGAGACAGGAAGCCTGTTATGTAGCTACCTGCCCCTAGGTCAATTGTGGATAGAGTCCTTACGATTGATGATAGATTATCTCACCCCAGCCCTAGAGCTTGCTTGAGTTGGTAGCAGGTGAAGTCGCGGCGGTTACGTTCATTGGGTTGCAATGTCTTGTTACTGCCAGTTGTTACAGTCTCACTAACTCTACGGCTTCCCTTGCCGTTTGTGTAGGTAATGCGCATGATGTTTACTTCCTTCCTTCCATAGTGTTGCACAAGGTTGACAGCCGTTCATGTGGATGAGCCTTGCACCAAGCGTATGCCTCATTGATAAGCTGGCGCTGATTTGCGGACGGGAACCTATCGGCCGCCCATTGTGTGAAGCTAAACATATTCTTTCCTCCGATGATTGTTTGCGAGGTAACTTTCGACTTCCCTCTCTGTTTTACTTAGGGCGTCAAGCATACGAACAAAGCGCGCTACTTGATGAATGTCTTTCAATTCACAAGCAAGCCTCGCAGCGTCATATATGCGGCGTTCTGTATCCATAAATGCGTTATCCATACTCTTTCCTCCTTCGTCGCAATTGAGTAAAAGACAGGAAACAAACCCTATCCTTAACCCAACTGTGAAGCTGGTAACGCACGCGGAACTGGCTATCCCATGCGTCATACGTGTCCCCTTCAATGAGAGAGGCTCCCCCGCTACCCCTTGTCGATACCCCGTTAATAGGAGCAAAGCCAAGGGACTAAGAGCGCGTCATCACCTAGCCACATTGCAGTGGCAGACGATACCTCTACCATATGCGTAACTCTAGGTAGCTTTATCCTACCATGCCCTTTCAGGCGGCCACGCATAGGCCGTTCGGTTACTATCCTAGGGCGTCACCCCTAAGCGGACTTCGAAAGCCCTTGGCACATAGTGCCCGTTAGTCACACCTTACGGTGATCCTTATCGCTTGCCCTTAACTTGATCGTTAGGGGTGCTATACATTCGACGATGACCGCCGATTGCAATATGTCCCCACGAACCCGTGTAGATATTGCGATTACCCATGCCTTTAGGACTATGGCCTTTAGGGCAAGCCGCGCGGCGCTTGGCGGTGGCATCATCAATTTCTTGCCAAATCTCTTTAGCAGCGGACAAAGCATCACGCATCCGCTTGGCGTTGCGCCGTTGATTGCGAGTCATTGCCATGATCAATTCCAATTCCAAGAACGGGGAATCATTCAGGATATGCCCTAAGCACGGGGTCATCCTTATGCCCTAAATACCAATGCTTTTGGTCAATATAAGGCGCGGCGTTAAACGTATCGTCTCTTTCCGCTTTAGTCGCAAAGTATTTGTGACCGAAACGGTCATCGTAAATGAACCAATCCATAACAAATCCCTTTCCTGTTAAGGCGGATGCAATTGCACCCTTGGGTGACTAGTCAGAAAAGCGGTAAGCCGTTGGGCTGTTGTTTTCCGATAGGTGACTTATCCATCAAAACAGGGTGGCTTGTCCATACCTAAAATTACAAAGATTATACTAAATGAGCAACAATCGTTCAAAGTTATGATAGATTGTGTAATATCGTTGCTTGTTCAGGGTTTGTTCCTGATAGGTTGCAAGATGAAACGGAAAATGGCTTGTAATATTATTGCGTCAAATGGGGTGATTCGCGTAATATCATTTCAATAAATGGTTGATTTGTGATAGATTATTACGTGTGCTTTGTAACATTATTGCGCGGCTTCCGTGGTCATACGTAATATTATTGCGTAATGGGAGATATATGCCGGGAAGGCGCGGCGATGAGGCGCTTGGACAAAAGATAAATAGATATATATATTGCAAGAACCATGCCAAGATTACAACTGTAATCGTAAGGCAAGGCAACTAGGTGTAGTATATCTATAATACAGTTATACTATACGTTGATATTGAGAATGAATTGCAATAAGATCAACAGGATGCTTTGATAATGAGTATTAGATGCAGCATTGGGAAGTGTGTTGTTGGGGTAACACACCTAATCCATTCTCGCGGATGACGAGTAAGCATACAAGCTCCACCTTTCAAGTGGACATTAGATGATACGTTATAACATTAAACCCTATCATTCAAGTGGACTAGGGGATAGTATGTAATGATACAACATCACACGGATATTAATGAAGTGGGGTATCCGGGGGGATAGGGGGGTGGTTCTATGCAGGGATATCACACCTTCAAATTTTCTAAGAGAAATTACACGGGGAGTAAATCGCATCTTGCGATGCTCTAAATATAGTCTGGCTCGCTACTGCGTAGCTCTTGACATATGGAAAAGGGGCCCGGAGGCCCCTAGAGTTTATTATTGGGCTTCGCCCATATATGTACGTAATTATTTTATTAGAGATGACATCTGCAACAGATAAACTTAGGTCGAGGTATTTAGCGAATCACTTAACTTACTATTAGAGGGGTATATAGAGGGGCCATCCTAACAAGGATATTATACTATATTTCACTCACTTTGTCAAGTAAAAAATAACATAGCCTATATTTTTGTTGACAAATCAACGCAAATAGTGTATAATGTATGTATAGATAACAGCGAATGGATGTATGAGCCTTATGGCTATTAAACAAAGACACGAATACAATGAACCAAAAGCTAAGTATCCTTTCAAGAATGATTCAGGACAGAGATACTCTAAGCAGCTCTTTAGGGATCTTTGGGTTAATCTTCCCGTAGAAGGACGAACAGTCCACCCTTGCTTTACCTTACATGATGATGTAGAAGGTTACATCAACTTCGGTAGAGAATATATCAATCTTGAAGATACTACTGGCTATAAGATTGCTATGAGGTATTTCAAGACATATGACTTCTGGGAGTTTCTAATGCGCTCTCCATGGTTCCGTGAAGCTAAGGCTGTATGGGACAGGGAGATTGAGGCAAAGCTCCAAGCAGAGGCTCTGACGGCCATTAGACGCATTGCTGCAGACGAGGAGGACAAAGGTAGACTATCGGCTGCTAAGTTCCTCTACGAGGCTGCAGGAGGCGTTGCGAAGAAGAATGGACCTAGGGTACGCGGAGGAGCCGGAAGACCCTCTAAGGAGGAAGTACAAGGGGCTATTAAGCAAGAAGCAGAAGATCAGAAGTCGCTCTTGTCCGACCTTGAAAGAATCAGGGCAGTAAAATGAAACTTAAAGACATCGACATCTCAAAGCTAAATGTACAGTGGCAACGAAAAGATGGAAGTATCTTAGTTTCAGTTGACGACACACCAAAGCCTTTGAAAAAGAAATCGCCTGCGGAGATTAGAAACAACACTAACACCTCTCGCAATAACTTTTACCGTTCAGCACGAACACCGGGACTAGGAAACTAAATAACTTATGCCTACTGGCCCTAACTCAATGAAGAACACCCCTGCTCGTCAGAAGGCACAGGCTAAGTACAACGCTAAGCCAGAACAGAAAAAACGGAGGGCCATGCGCAATGCTGCTCGTCGTAAGATGATTGCTGCGGGTAAGGCTCGTAAAGGAGACGGCAAGGATGTTGCCCACAAGAATGGTAATCCTCACAGCAACAACATGAGTAACCTTGCTGTACAGAGCAAGAAGCAGAATCGCTCTTATCCTCGTACGCGCTCAGCAGGTAAAAAGAATCCACGAGATTAACCAAAAGGACTATTAACAACTATGTATAAAACTTCTCAAGGCGTCACTCGCATTGTTTCAGCAGCAGCATCGGTCAACGCTACAGACGTAGTTGGTGGTCCGAATGTTCTTACTCGCGTCACTGGTTACAATGCTGCATCCGCTGTACGCTACCTCAAGTTCTATGATAAACTTGCAGGAGGTTCGTCAGATACCCCTAAGATGACTATTGCTATCCCAGCGACTACGGCATTCAACATTGAACTCAACACTGAGTTTGCAGTTGCCATCAGCCTTCGTATGACCACTGGCAGTGCGGACAACGACACTGGTGCTCTTACTGCCGGGGATATCCTTGGTCTTAATGTCGGTTATTCTAGCTAAGGATTTATACACACACAATGGCACCTCCCGGACACATTCTAGGTTTTGACCTAGGTTATCCTTTTCAAACAGGGGCTATCCTGTCTTTTACGCCACATGCTGTAACTGCAGGTAGTGGCTGGACGGGGGCAACTTCTTGGCCCACTTCTACTGGTGTTGGCACTGGTTTCACCACTCCCCCTACTCAAAGTAACACTATCAATGGTTCTGGGTATAATCAGCGAGTTATTGCCGAAAGTACCCATGTTTATTACGATTATGCCATTGACGATAGCTACTATGTTACTTTCCACGGCGGAGGGGACTATGCCCGTACTGGCGCTATTACGTGGCAGATTTACTTTGAAAGTGATACACCTCAGACTTTTACACAGGCAGACTATCAGTACGACCCGTACCGCAAGGTTTGGGGTCTTCCCATTTCATTCCGCCCGAAAGCAGGTTTCTCAGGCGTAGCTCGTTTCTATGCTAAGTGTATTCCTGCAAATGGTCAGGAACGAATGCTTACTGGTGAAGTCTGGTGCAATAGGTCTGGTACGACGGGGTATTATGACCGCCACGCCAACGCGATCTATGTCTCAGGTGTCAATTACAATGGTTCAGACAGTATTGGTTTTGCAGGTATTGGAACAAATGATGCTTCTGTAGGCACTTCAATTAATCCTAATTATCGTGTACAACGCGCTGTTCAGTACGCATCAGGTGCTCGTGAAGGTTGCTATATCTATATCAAGGGCGCAGTTGTAGATGATACTAATGGAGCTTCTCGTCCGACGACTACCGTACCTTGTCGAATCATGCCTTGGCCCGGTTGTGATACCAACCAAGCTAAATGGGGTAAGACCACACGCGCAACCATCGGTGCCGGTGGTGGTGACGTTAACTTGTTTATCAACAAGTGGGAGTTCTATTCCGTAACCATCGACAGTGATACCATCGTTAAAATGTCTGGTAACTCTGCCACGCGTGGGCGGTTTAACCGGTGTAACTTCTTGTCCGGACTTTCTGTGGATCTAGACCAGTGGGGATACAAGAAGGGTATCCAGCAGACGGTTGTTACGAGCAACAGCCAGTCTTGGGCTCAGAACTCCAGCGGCGAACGCAACGAGATGATTGACTGCACAGGCAGTCTGTACTGCGCTGCGGGCTTCCAGAAATCTGTGGGCAGCACGATCAATTTTGCGTGGGACGCCATCTATTTCGCTAATATCGCAGCAGGACAGAAGAATTTTGCCGTCATTGGCAGCCGCTATTATGGTGCGGATTTTGCCTATTCGCGGGCGCATGAAGATGAGCAGCTTACTGTAGATAACGTGTGGCTTGACGCCAACGGATGGACGGTTTGTACCTTCACTACTGCTGGCGCGGTCAGTAACCTCGTTTTTGAGACGCATATCCAGTTTGTGACGGGTGCGCAGACCTCGGAACTTTGGGGTGGACAGACTGCTACTTCTTCTTACCCCACGGGTCCGAACGCTCAGTGCGGGGCACTCGTTGGCCCTAGCTCTGTGCCCACCGGCTTCCCTTTGGGGGCTTTTAACCGTATCTATATCAAGGGCGACTACAGTGCGACTATCGCTGTTGGCGATAAGTTCCGTGTGTATAACTGGGCGCATAAAGATACCGGTCAGTTTACTCCCCTTGCAGCTACACCTGTGGGCAACCTCGCACCGTGGTTTGAGAACATCCTGTACCACAATTCTATCTTTGTATCTAACGATGCCCAGTGGTTCCTCAATCAGGTGGGCAATATCGCGCAGGCAAATATCGGCGGTACGCTTACCTCTGTTGGTACTGCGGTTACGTTGTCACAGGCTAACACCGCTATTTCAGTCGGTCAGGATTTCGTGCTGACCAGCGGTGCGCAGTCGGGCGAGCGTAGGCAGATTACTGTTGTTAACTCCACTACGTCCTTCACTATCGCGTCAGCATTTAGCGTTGACCAGTCTGTGGGTGTGTCTGCTCGATACGAGGATATTGTATCTACTGTAGGTACAACTATGACCTGTAATGCATCTCGTGTATTTAACCCCGGCCATGTTATCCACATCGAAGCCGGTGCGCAGAACGACCAATATGCGTTTATTGTGAGTGGCGGTGCGGGCACTTGGACTCTGGACCGCGCGTTTGGCGCTAACCAGAGCAATGTGCTCATTAGTGTGGGCAACTCCATCAAGGACGTTCTGATCGAAAACTGCATTTTCGATACGCTGGCTACACCCGATTATCAGGGACAGTGGCAGGTTGGCGCTATCAATGCGACCATGGTTCACTCGACTATGACCGGTCCCACGGGGGGTACCTCGGGTCAAACGCTGCTGACACAGAGTTCCGCTGGTTTTGGTCTCCAAGACTGGCAGGCGCGCAACTGCCTATTCCGTTCTATGGATGGTGTGGGTGGAGGTTTCCCGGCGTCTGGTGGGTATACTATTGACGTAAACCACTTCTCGCAGGGTACCGCACGTGGTACCAACACGACGACCGGTGCCCCCGCGTTCGCGGCTACGGGAAGTGTGACATCTAGTTACTACCCGACTGCGGCTGCTGTAGGAACTTGTGCTGCTGTGTATCTTCCGTATGATCGACTTGGAAATGTTCGCTCAGTTGGCAGTAAAGTAGGTGCTTCAGCATCAGGTTAATTAAAGGATTACTATGACCAATAGTAAAAGCAATACAATTCAACAAATCAGGGAGGCGGCAGAGGCAGACCTAGAGGCTTTTATCCGTCTTGTCGCCCCCTACCAAGTCCTCGGTGCTGTTCATCAAGAGTGGTGCCGATGGACCTCTTCCGCTGAAACAGGCAATCATCAACTTACTCTTCTTCCTCGTGACCACGGCAAGAGTCGCTTCGTAGCTTTTAAAGTCGCATGGATGATTACTCGTCGACCAGATATTCGTATCTTGTACATCTCAAGCACTAGCAATCTTGCAGAAAAGCAACTTGGCTTTATTAAACAGATTCTAGGGTCTTCTATTTATAGACGATATTGGCCTGAGATGATTAATGCAGATGAAGGTAAGAGAGAAAAATGGTCTAGTACTGAAATCTGTGTAGACCACCCTAAGCGGAAAGAAGAGGGCATTCGCGACCCTACTGTTTTCTGTGGTGGTCTCACTACTAACCTTGTTGGTATGCACTGTGACATTGCCGTGCTTGACGATACTGTGGTACATGAAACCGCGTACACAGAAGAGGGACGAACAAAGATTCGTAGTCAATATTCTCTTCTGTCGTCAATTGAAGGCGCAGAAGCAGAAGAATGGGTTGTAGGTACTCGATATCATGCTAAAGACCTTTACCACGATCTTCAGGCAATGCAGGAAGACATCTTTGACAGTGAAGGCAATGTAGTAGATGCTCGACCTGTTTATGCAATCTTTGAACGTCAAGTTGAAGATACTGGCGACGGTAGTGGTCAATTCTTATGGCCTAAACAACAGCGAGCAGATGGCAAGTGGTTTGGCTTTGATGCAGAGATTCTAGCACGTAAGCGTGCCAAATATCTCGATAAAGGTCAGTTCCGTGCTCAGTACTACAACGATCCTAACGATCCGGGTGATCTTCGAATTGGACACGATAAGTTTCAATACTATGATCCCAAGTTCCTTAAACACGAAAACGGCACGTGGTTCTATAAAGATCAACGCTTGAATGTTTTTGCTAGTGTCGACTTTGCATACAGCATGAAACATAAGGCTGACTTTACAGCAATCACAGTCATTGGTGTAAATCGAGATAACAACGTGTACATTCTAGAAATTGATCGCTTTAAGACCGATCGGATTCCAGAGTATTTTGACCATATTCTTGCATTGTACAATAAATGGCAATTCAAGAAGCTTGGGGCAGAAGTTACAGCAGCTCAGAAAGCTATCGTACGCGAATTAAAAGAATCGTATATTAAACCTTATGGCCTGTATCTAACAATCGAAGAGATTGCTCCTACCCGCCACCAAGGGTCTAAAGAAGAGCGAATGGCTGCCATTCTAGAGCCTCGGTATGAAAACATGCAAATGTGGCATTATCGAGGTGGTTACTGCCAAACTCTTGAAGATGAATTGGTTGCTCAGTATCCGCCGCACGATGACTGCATGGATAGTTTAGCTGCCGCTATTTCAATCAGTGTTGCCCCCTTTGGGCGTTTTGCCCGTGACAGGGATCGAACAGAAGGCAACGTAATTTATAACTCTCGTTTCGGAGGTATGTACCGCTAATGGCTGCCACAATTGATCTTTGCGATTTTCTTAATGCCGATGGCACTGCCCGAGAAATTGGGATGAAATGGATGCAGTGGGATAACGCCCGCCATCAATGGCTCAAAGAAAAGCAAGAGATTCAACAGTACATCTTTGCTGTTGATACTTCTGTAACATCGGCTTCTTCTCTCCCATGGAAGAATCGTACGCACGTCCCTAAACTTTGTCAGATTCGGGATAATCTTCATGCGAACTACATGGCACGGCTTTTCCCTAATGACAATGCTATCGTGTGGGAAGGTGACGATACTAACAGTGAAGAACGGGATAAGCGCCTCACTATTCAAAATTACATGAAGAATAAAATGAAGCAGACTAAGTTTCGATCAGAAGTTAGTCGCCTTGTCTATGATTACATCGACTACGGTAATACGATTGCTATGCCAGTATTTGTCGCAGATTATGTCAAAGATCCGCACACAGGAGAAGAGACTGCTGTTTATGTAGGTCCGCGTATTCAACGAATCAATCCGATGGATATTGTTTTCAATCCTACTGCGGCTTCATTTGAAGAATCTCCTAAGATCGTTCGAAGTATCCGTACTATCGGCAACATTCTTTCCGATGCAGAATCCAAACCAGAACTTGGGTATCTCAAAGAAGCAATTGAAGAAGCTCTAGAGAACCGTCGACGTTTTAGTGGTAATGCTCTTAGCGACTACAAGAAGAATGATCTTTTCAACATCAGTGGCTTTGGCAGCTTTTATGAGTATTTTACTAGTGATTATGTTGAAATACTCGACTTCTATGGTGACTTCTACGATAAGGAAACCAAGACTCTTCATCGTAATCATTTGATCTCTGTTATCGACCGCTCAAAGGTTATCAGACAGCAAACCAATGATAACTGGCTTGGCGCTCCTCCTATTCGTCACGTTGGCTGGCGTATTCGTCAGGACAATCTGTGGGCAATGGGGCCTCTTGATAACCTCGTAGGTATGCAGCATCGTATTGATCACCTTGAGAATGCTCGTGCGGACGCAGTAGATCTTATTATCCACCCGGTTATTAAAGTCAAGGGAGATGTTGATGATTTCTCATACGGCCCCGGAGAACGAGTATATGTAAGTGAAGAAGGTGACGTAGAGTTTATGTCCCCTGACACTACCTTCCTTCAGGCTGACGTACAGATCAAAATGTACGAAGACAAAATGGAAGAAATGGCAGGCGCTCCTAAGCAAGCCATGGGTCTTCGCACTCCGGGAGAAAAGACTGCATTTGAAGTTCAGATTCTAGAAAATGGGGCTAACCGAGTTTTCGATAATAAGGTTTCCTACTTCGAAGAAATGTTCCTCGAACCCCTTCTCAATGACATGCTTGAACTCGCTGTCCGCAATCTTAATGAAGTAGACACGATTCGAGTTCTCGATGATGAAACTCAGGCTGTTACCTTTCAGAAGATTACTAGCAATGATATCCGAGCTAAGGGTGTCCTCCGTCCAATTGGTGCTCGTCACTTCATGCAGAATGCTAACACTCTTCAGAATCTTACTCAGCTTTCTCAGAGTGGTCTTGGGCAGAATCAACTTATTACTTCTCACTTTAGTGGCAAGCGACTTGCTCTTGCAGTTGAACAACTTCTTGGCCTTGAAAAGTACAAAATCTTCCAACCTAACATTGGGTTGTACGAAGCTGCAGAACTACGGCAGGTTCAGGCTTCGCTTGATCAGGCACACGCAGAAGAGCAGACCGCAGGTATGGACCCACAGACAGCGGCACAAGCAACTGCTCAAATGTTTGCCCCAACTGATGCACAAGGAAAGCCAGTACAACAATGAAAACAGCTTGGCTAGACGGCACAACCGGCGAAGAACGTGAAAAACTTAAAGAATATATCGCTGGAAATAAAAAAGTACTTGACATTCTAGTGAAAATGTTGTATAATAGGCGTACAGAGGCAGAGAAAGTTTCTATTAGTGACTATGATTGTCCTTCTTGGGTTGCCAAGCAAGCTCATCTAAATGGTCGTAAAGAAGCCTTTGATGAAATAATCAAACTCTGTACACTCTAAAAGATTGACCAAATCGAAACAATTTAAAGGACATTGACCAAATGGACCCGACTGAAAACGATGTTAACGTATTCGACCCCTCTATCGTTAACGATGATCCGATCACTGTAGATGTTCTTGTAGGCGAAGGCCGCAAGTATAAGACTCAGGATGAACTGGCTAAGGCCTATGTTAATGCTGACTCGTTCATTGAACAGTTGAAGCGAGATCTGGCTACTGCTAAGGCAGAAGCTGATGTGCTCAAGAATACTAATGCACCCAACAATAACGCAAATGGAGAAGCTGATCCGGGCAAGGTACAAACGCCCGAAGGTGGAGCGCCTAATGCTGGTGGTGATGATTGGCGAGCTAAAGTACGCGAAGAGTTGCAAAACCTTACGCAAGAAGATAAGTATAAGAACAACATTCTTAATGCTCAGGCAAAAATGGTTGAAATCTTTGGTTCTGCAGAAGCAGCAGCTAAAGCAATTCGAGATCGAGCTAATGCGTTGAATGTATCTGTTAAGTGGCTTGAAGAAACTGCTGCTACGTCTCCTAACGCATTTTATGCTGCTATGGAAATCCAGCGACAAGAATCCAACAAGTCAAGCAACAGTCCCGCAGCTAAGTCTGATATTGTTGTTCAGCCGAATACAAACGGTGATCGTAACTTCAATTATTATAGCGAACTGCGTAAAACCAATCTTGCTAAGTACTACTCTCCTGCCGTACAGAAGGAAATGTTTGAACAGGCTAAGAAGCTTGGTTCTGCATTTTACAATTAAACACCAATAATTTCGAACACAGGAGACACTTTATATGTCTATGAATACTACGAACATGGACCTTTTGATCCGTTCGGAACTGTGGTCGGCTCAGCTTAAGGAAACTCTTAAGGACGAACTGGACGCTCAGCGTCACGTCAACTGGATCGACTTCCCTGATGGCAATACTTGGACGATTCCGAGCATCGGTGATCTGGACGCACAGGACTACGTTGAAGATACGGCTGTTGAATACACGCCGATGGATACCGGTGAATTCCAGTTCTCGATCACGAACTACAAGCAGTCGGGTACGTACATCACGAATAAGGCGCGTCAGGATTCGTTCTACGCTGCTCAGCTTGAAGCTTCGTTTGTTCCGAAGCAGGCTCGTGCTGTTGCTGTCGCCATTGAAGCAGATATTCTGAATCAGGGCCAGCCGGGTACGCCTAATGGCCAGACGGCAGGTAACGCTAACCGCATCAACGGTGCTGATCACCGCTGGGTTGGTTCGGATACTGCTAACACGAAGCGTACGCTGGGTGTTAAGGACTTTGCTAAGGTCCGTCACTCGCTTAAGAAGGCGAATGTAGGTAACTCCGGTATTATTGGCATTGTCGACCCCTCGGTCTCGTACCACATGAACACGCTTACGGGTCTTTCTGATCTCACTTACAACCCGCGTTGGGAAGGTATCGTCAAGGACGCTATCGACAGCGGTATGCAGTTTAAGTTCAACATTTACGGCATTGACGTTTATGAATCGAACTACCTGCCGACTGTCGCTGCAACTGAAACGATTAACTCGGTTGCTTCGGGTGCTAACTCGAAGGCTAACCTGTTCTTCTCGGTCGCTGCTGGTATTGACAAGCCGTGGATTGGTTCCATGCGTCAGATGCCTAAGGTTGATGGTGAATACAATAAGGACTTCCAGCGTGAAGAATATGTCACGACTGCGCGTTGGGGTGTGAAGCTCTATCGTCCTGAAAACTTCATCACCGTCCTTTCGCAAGAAGACGTGATCGTCTAATAACTGAAAGGATAAAATATCTATGTCTACTTGGCAGAATTCTGACGGCCTGCTCGTTCGCTTCGGTACCAATATTGGTGCCCGTGGTAACAAGGCAGGTGTAACCTCGACTCTCGGTAAGCGTAAGGAACTTGTTCTTACTGTAAGTCTTCCGAGTCTTGGTGCTAACGGTACTTCGTACACGGCAGACCTTAATAACGATGGCACTCTTGACGGCTTCTCTGGTTTGGATGCATTCCTTCCGTCGGGCGTAAAGATTATCGAATGCTCTGTGTTTGCCTCTACGGCGGCTGCAGGTGGGACTAACTACCAGATTGGTACGTATCAGGTCAACGGTACAGTCGATGTGGCGGGCGGTCTATATACCACGGCTGGAGCACAGGGTGCTCAGGTTGGTACGAAGCTCACTGCAGACCGATATGTAGGCGTGCTCGTTAGTGGTACGTATTCGGCAGGCGTTCTTGAAATCCGTGTTGTTTACGAAACCGTCTAAGTCTAAGACAGTTAAGTGAATAAGGGACTAGGGCCTCTGCCGAAAGGTACGCCCTAGTTTTCTTTTATAAACGGAGGGAACATCTAGTTGTCAACTGAACATCGTAATCTCACTGGTGCTGCCCTTCACGAACCCAAGGGTGCTGATACCGCAGCTAGTGGTACAGTTTATATTGCCAATGGAACTGGATCTGGTTCTTGGATCAATAAGAATGCAGATAACCTAGTCTTCAATTCTTTTGTTCTTCAAGATACTATGGCCGATATTGGTACTGTAGGAGATTCTGTTTTCTTCTACATTCCCTATCAATGTGATATCCAGCGTCTTTCTGCGACAGTTTATGGAGCTATGACTGTTGCTAATTCTATCCTCAGTATTTATGTCAATGGGGTGGCTCGCCCAGAAACTTTGACCTGTACTTATACAGGATCTGCTGCAGGATCTAGTTATTCTCAAACAACTTTTGCAGCGCACACCATTACAGCAGGCTCTGTTATTGAAATCAGAACAGACGGTGGATCTACTGCCGCAGTAAAGGCTGCTATCAGCCTAGTGCTAAAGGCTAAATAATTATGACAGCTTCTGAACAGCTTGACGTAGTATTTAAGTTAGGTGAACTCACCTCACAAGTTAAGGCACTAGGAGATCATGTGACGAGTGGGTTTTCCGAGCTAAATAAGAAATTTGATACTCATGCTCTTCGAACAGAAGAGAGACTTGATGATCACGAAGATGACATTAAAGAGCTTATGACTTGGAAAGCTTCTTTGTCTGCTAAGATCTCCTTGCTTGCTGGTGCAGTTTCTACTGGTGTAGGTATTGTTGTTGCTCTAATTACGAAGGTTTTTTAAATTGGGAAATGTTACTACTACGGATATCACAGACTTTGAGGGTCTCAGTGCTGTAAATAACATCAACAGTAACACCCATAAGCTTCGTGATGAATTTGATAAGGTTATCTACAAGGATGGTCGGGAAGAGATGACCGGCCCTCTTGACATGAATAACCAACGAATCTACAATCTTCCAGACGCTTCTGCGCGAACGGATGCAATGAACTACGGCCAGTTCTTGGATGCTATTTCCAGTTCTGGTGTTTTTGCGTCTTTGATCGCCGCTGCGTTGTCCCTACAGAAGACAGAGATTACTGCTACTAGTGGTCAGACAGTCTTTACTCCTACTAGCGGCTATATTGTAGGTTTTGTCAATGTCTATGTAAACGGCATTCGCTTAGCTTCTGCAGATTATACTGCATCAAATGGCACTACTGTTACGTTGGCTACTGGTGCGACACTAAATGATATTGTAACTATCGAAAGTTTCAAAGGCTCGGCAGTGATGCCTGTATCGTGGTCAACAGGAAACGGTAGCCCAGAGAGCGTTGTTATTGCTCCTGTAGGCTCTATCTATTCTCGGCTCGACGGAGGCGCAAGCACTGTATTGTACGTTAAAGAAAGTGGAACCGGCAATACCGGATGGGTAGCAAAGTAAAGGAATTTTAATGACTACTGCTTTTAATTTCTCTCAGTTGTCCTCGACGGTAGGTGCTCAATACGTTGGGTACAAGTCTTCAAATGTTTACACTGCCCTTGAGCGAACCATCTCTGTAAAAGACTATGGTGCAGTTGGTGATGGCGTTACTAACGATAGCGCAGCTTTCATTGCTGCTCGTACTGCTGCAGCAGGTAAGAAGATTCATGTCCCAGCAGGCACGTATAAGCTTAACAATGTTTTGTCGTCATCGGAAGATTTGATTCTTGAAGGAGACGGAGATGCAACTGTTCTTGACTTCACAGGGACGATTACTGGCGGCAACTACGCACTTGAAGCAATTGGCACCGCTACTCAGATTGAAGAACTTAGCGGAACTCAGAATGTTGGGTCGTCCACTGTTCTCTTTGTAAGTGCTCCTACTCTTTCAGTAGGAGATATTTTTGTTATCTATAATCCGACTGACTCGTCTTGGTCAGGGTTTCGTACGGACTACCGAGCAGGTGAGTGGTGTGAAACCGAAAGCATTGCTACCAACACTGTAACCCTTAAGAATCCCCTGTACGATACTTACGTGGCAGCGAACGTAGATGTATATAAGATCAGTGGTCCTAAGGTTCGTCTAGCTAATTTCAAGATCAAGGGTACGACTATTCTTGGTCTCATTAAGACTACTTTCTGTACTGACGTAAGTATTGAAAATATTAGTGCTACTCATGCCAATGACTCCATTATCTATATTGACCGTTGCTTTAACGTGAATATTACTAATCCAAAACTTAAGAATGTAGGTGACGGTGGTGACGACTATGCTATTGCTATCGGCAACTCTCAGCATGTACGCACATTCGGCGGTAATCTCTACGCTCGTCGACATCCAGTAACCCACGGCGGTGGCTCAGGAGTCTGTACTGTTCCGGTTCGAGATTCTCGTGTCATTGGCTCTCTACTGAAGAACGACATTGCTTCTGGCGTTTCTACCGCCGACTTCCACGGAAATGTTGAAGACTCTAGTTTCGAGAACTGCACTATCCACGGCGGTATCGGATTTGCAGGAAAGAATAATTCAGCTAACAACTGTGTAATTACTGCAGACAGTGGGGGCAAGTGTGTTTACCACTCTGAAGTTAAGGGCGGTCGTCTTGGTGTTAAGAACTGTAAGTTCATTACGTATGTCGATCCTGACACTGCCGGTCGAAGCATTTATGATATTGGCTCTAACAACACAGCCATTACGAGTCTTACGACTGAGCCTGTAACCTTCTACGCAAACAACTGTGAAGTCTACGGACGAAACCTTTCTGCTAGCACAATCTTTAGTCGATTTGCGAATAGTGGAACTACTCAAAAGGTTAATTTTGATTTTGATAAGATTGCTTTTGATGTAAATACTCTTAGTACCATTCTTCGTACGCAAGTAAGTTCAGGCACGGCTGCAAGTGACTTTATCATTGTTAACAACATAACTAACGCACCTTCTGGTACGGCTCTTCATGTCGCAGTAGGTAGTTCGTATTTGAATTTCCCTCATCGCCTGCAACGACAATCCGGCTCGGAAAGCATTTCGGCTGGCACTGGCACGAGTAGCACCTTAGGAACTCTTGTAAGTTATAAGTACACTTATCCACGAACACCACATGTTCGAGCCGGAGGTTTGGCACCGTTTAATAATAACGTAGTAGCAAATCCGGGCCTTAACTTTGTAAGTAGCACTCAAATTCGACCTTATGTTTATTCAGCAGACGGCACTAATTGGAATGCAACAACTGCGGTTGTAGTTAATTGGACTGCAGAAATTAGCGAGATTTAATAATGGCAACAATGACTCTTCTTGAGATTGTCCAGAATATCCTAAGTGCTCTCGATAGTGATGAGGTCAATAGCATCTCTGATACTGTTGAGGCTCTTCAGGTTGCTACTGTTGTTAAAGAAACTTTCGAAGAGCAGTTTAATAATGTAACTCTTCCTTCGTTTCAAACCCTGTTCAAGCTTGACGGTATTTCGGAACCTCTCAGCCCCAACTACATGAAGATTCCTGATGACATTGATAATCTTCAGTGGATTAGATATCAGGATAGTGGAAACAACAACAAGGTTTCAGAAGTAGTTTTTAGATCTCCTGAAGATTTCTTGGAAACTCAGTTTCAATACACAAGCACTTCTGATAATGTGTTCATGACTACTGACCCTGAATCAGGTGTTCAGTACTACATTAAAACAGATAAAGCTCCGTCGTATTATACGGTATTCAATAATAAGCATCTTGCTTTTGATTCGTTGAACACTGCTTACGACACTACACTTCAATCGTCTAAGTCTTCTGCGTTCGGTACTCGAAAGCCTGTCTTCCTTCTTGAAGATGACTTTGTTCCTCCGATTCCTGCAAGGCTTTTCCCTCAGCTTCTTGCTGAAAGTAAATCAGTTGCTTTTGTGAACATTAAGCAGATTTCCTCAAGCAAAGAAGAACAGCGAGCAGTACGCCAAAGGATTCGAGCAAACAATGAACGCTACAAATCAAAAGACCAGCGAAAAGACAACGAGCGATACAAGTTTGACTTCTCCCGCAGGCACTGAGTTTGAAGTCCGATCTCATCATAGTTTGTACTTCGTACACATGAAACGAGGAGGTCGACTTCCGTCTGTTTGTGATGAACGCTTTACTTCTTATAATGCAGCTATGAAAGCCCTACAGGCATATCTCAGTCAGGACAAATAAATGGCACGAGCTACTCAGAATAAACTATATCGTACCTTTGTAAAGGGTTTGATCTCTGAGGCGGGATACCTTACGTATCCTGAAGATGCTTCGTATGCAGAAAACAATACTGTCCTTTCTCGTAAAGGTAATCGCACTCGCCGAGAAGGTATTAACTTTGAAGATGATTTTCAATACCAGAGTATTTTGGCAAATCCTGATGACGCTGTAAACGAGTTTGTTTGGAAGGCTCCTAAGAATAAGCCAGAGATTAATCTACTGGTTGTTCAAACTGGATCGACCATCCGCTTCTTTGATATGGCCGGGTCAGCTATCTCTCCTAACATAAAGAGTTACAGTATTGACCTTTCTGCATTTGCAATGACCGGTAAGACGGTATCTGATATTCGTACAGTACCTTGTGAATTTGCGAGTGGCAAGGGATATCTCTTCATTGCTAATAAGTATGTAGAGCCTTTGCTTGTTGAATATAATGATGTTGCAGATACAATTACTACCACAGCAATTACAGTCCTTGTACGAGACTTCGAAGGACTAGAAGATGGGCTTCTTAATGACGATGAACCGGTTGTTCTCACTAAAGAACATCACTACAATCTTCAAAACCAAGGTTGGGTTCCTGCTCAGTCTGGCTCTTCTAGGATTGGTAGCTACACCACTCTTGCTGGTTATACTTGGACTAACCAATTTGGCGGTGTACTCCCTTATCCTGCTTTTGACAATTATGCTTATGGTTTCACAGATTCCATTGGTAGTGGGCCTATCTTCCAGTTCCATACAAAGCTTGGACGCTATCCGGGCAATAATAAACAATGGTGGGCAGCGCGAGCAGAGGCAGATGACAGCGCAAAAGGCATTAAGGCGGGCGATTTCCTCCCAGATGTCCTTGACAAACTCTACAACGGTAACAGTAGAGCACCGCGAGGGCACTACATCCTTGAGGCGTTCAAGAGAGACAGGACGTTTGTTTCCGGCATCTCTGATATCCCGGTAGTTGATGCAGGTGAACGACCGTCATCTATTTGTTTCTTCAGTGGTCGTGTCTGGTACGCATGTAATTCAACGATCTACTATTCACAAATTATTGACTCCAAGAGTAAAGTAGGTCTTTGTTATCAAGAGGCTGATCCCACTAGTGAAGCCATCAGTGATCTGATTGCCAGCGATGGTGGTGAAATTCCCATCCCTGAGATTGACAAGATCATTAAGATCCTTCCAGTTGCAGAAGGTGTTATGGTCTTTGCTATGAATGGTGTGTGGTTTATTCGAGGCGGTCAAGGAGGCTTTAGCGCTACTGACATTATCGTCGATAAGGTAAGTGCCATTGGCACCCGTAGTCCACGAGCAATTGTTGCTGTCGATACTTCTGTCTTCTGGTGGAGCGAGATAGGCATTCAGGCTCTTGCTCAACAGGGTGGTGCCTTTGGTCCTATTCCGGGCAAGTTCGGTAATGAGAACATCAGTGAACAAACTATCCAAACCCTTTACAATAACATTCCTCAAAATGGCAAAAACAATGCCAAGGGCTGTTACGATCCTAAGAACAACCTAATCCAATGGATCTACGAAGACGACAGTACTTCTACGTATGTCAATAGGTACACTAATGTACTTCTGTATGACATTACGTTGCAGGCATTCTACCCGTGGTCTTTCGAGTCTTTTACTGTTGATGGGCCTAAGGTTGGTGGAATCTTCCTTGACATTGATTTCCTCACGTCACAAGCAGAAGATACTGTTGTTAACGCAGGGGATGTAGTGACTGATTTGGGTGTGACTGTGGTAACATCATCTTACACCCTTATCAACAAGCCTACCAATCTTATGTACGTTACAATAGTAGATAATAGTAAGATTACTTTCAGTAAGGTCAATAACTTTGAATATGTTGATTGGGAATCTTTTGATGGTGTAGGTCTTCCATATGAATCGTTTGTTGAAACAGGCTATGAAATCTTTAACGATTCTATGCGCAAGAAACAAGCAACATATATCTTTTGTCACTTTAGGCGTACAGAAGATGACCCTTCCAATCCTCCGTCCTCTTGTTTTCTAAGAGTTAAGTGGGATTGGACAGCAAATACACAAAGCAATAAATGGTCTCCGGCCTTTCAAGCCTACCGTACTCCTGTCTTCCTTAAGGCAACTACGGCAGATACTGGAGCAGGGATGCCTGTTGTAACCTCTAAGAATAAGGTGCGCGGTAGTGGAAGAGCAATTCAATTTAGATTTGGAACCGATGAGCGAGGAAAGAACTTCGACCTTCTCGGATGGTCAATCGCAGCAGTTGGGAACACCAACCCGTAGTCCTTTGTTCGAGGATGAAGATGGCTATGCCTTTGCTGACTTCTATGAAAATGGGCAAGTGGTCATTCATAGTCATTTGAAAGTTGATCCTACTCCCACAGTTCTTAAGAAAGCCTCTGCTGTATCTGAAATGATTGGAGAGGCTTTCAAAGAAAAGGGATACACTGAACTTTACACTTGGGGGTATACTGATGAACAAGAACGATACAATGTTTTTCTTCAGTATTTCCCTACAGGTAATGAAGTCAACATTGAAGGTTGGGATGGTCCTACTATGTTTGAATATAAGAAGGTTCTAAACTAATGCCTGCTGTAGTCCCTATCGCTCTTGGTGTCGCTGCTGTTGGTACGGTAGCATCTATTGCTGCTCAAAATAAAGCCAATAAATATGCCAAGCAGGCTAATGAATATCAACGAAACATTGACAATCTGAAGCAGGCTAGGGCACGAGTACAAGCCATCCGAGAGGCTCGCCTTAAAGCAGGTGCGGTTGCTCAGACAGCAGAAACTCAAGGTGTTGGGAATGCTTCGGCTGCTCTTGGCGGTCTCGGCAGTATTGCTTCTCAGCTTAACAGCAATCTTTCGTTCCTCGATCAGACGGGTCGACTTGCAGATCAGGCGAGTATCGCAACAGGCAAGCAAATCAAGGCAGCAGGTAAAGCACAGATGTTTGGAGCTATTGCTGATCTTGGTATGACGGTATTTAGTACAGCGGATACATTGAAAAAGGGTAACTAATATAATGGATGAATCGGTCTACGGTGGCCTTCTCGATGAAAGCACTGCTGATAACATTTACAGTGCAGTAGATACGTCACCTAGCTACGCAGAACCTCTCAATACTACTACCCTTATTGCAGCCCTTTCGGCTAACAAAGAGAACCCTAACCTTGCTCTCCATCGTGAGGACATGGATAGGGTTCGCTCTATGTTGGCTGCTGGTGATGAGCGTATTCTTAGGAACAAGGCTGCTGCAGACAATATGATGGAAGAGGCTTCTGCCCTTCAGACTTTGAAGGGTCGAGTTACTCAAAATCCTGAGGCTGCTGCTACTGTTGATGCTGCTTATCGGCGAGTTGTAACTGCAGATATTGAAGCTAAGGCCCGTACTGCCCTCGAAGAGAGGGCTGCTAAGCGCATGGAAGAACTTGCTGTTAGCGATCCTACTCAGGCTAAGGTTCTTATGAACCGCTACGATCCTGCTCACGGCGGGGCTGATAATGTTATGCAGCGCAACAATATTGCTATGCTTCAGCTTTCACAGCTTGCTGAACAACTTGATCGCGAATACCAACAGCAGGGTTGGGGTTCATACATTCTGTCTGGCATCCTCAATCTTTTGCCGATGAATTTTAATGCTGCTCGTTCTGGAATTATTCCCAATAGCGGAGAAAATTGGTTTGACTTCATTTTCTCTGGTGAAGGAATCAATAAGCAATCACAGACCATGTGGAATAACATTTTCAACATGTCTGACGAGGAGCGTGCTAAGTTTCTCGCCCCGGATGGGGAGTTGATGAAGGCCATTCGAGATAACGCAACTTCTACGTTTGATATCTTTAATGATCCTGAGGCAGGACGAGACATCCTCGGACAACTTATTTCACAATCTCAGAATGATCGTGACTTGGCTTCTCTCTGGGGAGGCATGGAAGTAGACTCCATTATTCCTTGGGCACGTCTCGGAAGCGCGACTGAAGCTCTTATTCGTTCTGGTGCTCGTCGAGAAGCTGCTGCTCTTACTAAGGCTGCTGCAGATGATCTTGAAAAGGTAGGGGCAAACACTGTCAAGGATAGTATGGGTGTTACTCCTGAAGAGGTAGTACAGAACCAAAGCATTAAGTCTGTAGATGCTACTGCGTCGACGGATCACTCTGTTCCTCTGTCGTCTGATATTGCTGCTATGGAAGCACAGGCTCGTGCTGATCTTGCGGAGATGATGGCTGAACGTGCTGCCCCTATTACTGACCGTATGACGGATGCTGCTGATCTTGCCGCTGCTCGTGAAGCTGCTAAGGAAGAACTTCTTAGTCGCATTGGTCGTAAGGAAAAAGATGTTAAGATTACCTTTGGTCAGCGAGAATATTCTCTTGGGGCTATCAACCACACTGTTGAAGTAACTCTTGGTAAGAAGGCTGGTGGTGGTTATGCTACTGAAGGTGCTGCTGCTCGTGAGTTGAAGAAGCAGGGTCTTGATCAATTCAGCGGGGAATCTTTCCGTGCTGTAGATGGTCAGTGGTACAATCGAGTTAAGATGGACATTCCTGAAACTGGTTTTGCAGTTCCGCTTAATGCTCCTGCTCAAGGGTGGCTTAGTCGAGCCTTTGGTCGCTACTTTCGCTCTTCTGCTCGTTTGACTGATGAGTCTCTTCAGGGTAAAGCTCTGCTGTCCGGCAACACTGTTCGCCGTATCACTACAACTATCTTGCAAGCTTTGGAAAAGAGTCAAAGCAGGCTCGCTCGACATGAACTTCAGAATGTAGAGCAGATTGCTCTTGAAGGTCAGAATCGTTCTAAGTGGTGGACTCGTGAAGAGTTTAACATCTTGACGCAGAAAAGGGCTAACCGAACTGCTACCGAGGCAGAGTGGGAAGCGTACAGCGAAATCCAGCGATTCAATAATGTTGACTATATCCTTCGCAAGGACAATGATGAATTAGCCAATCGTGTAAATGGTTATGAACGTACTGTCTTTAAGGACGGCATGGGCGGTGTTATTGATACTGATGGCATTGTCAATTCAGCGGCCAAGGACGTTCCTCCTGAACGTATTTATAATGTTAGTGATGACATTCACTATGTACATGGAGGCAAATCTCTTACTTCTGCAGAACTTCAAAACTTTATCAAGAATGGCTATGTCTTAGTCAAGACTAAGGGAGCTATTAAGGTTAAGGGTGGAATTACTGTTGATCGTATCTTGATTAAGAAAAGTGACATTGAAATCAGCCCTTATCAGTCTCGTCTTGGTTATAAGGCAGGCGGGCACCGTCTGTACACTGATAAGTATTTCGTTAAACAGGGAATGAGTGGAACTCAACCGGATAATGGCAGTAAGTTCCTTCTTGAACCCAAGACTTTTGTCACGGCCCGCAACTTGAATGAAGCTAAGGCTTGGTCGGATAAGATGAATGAAGCTCTTACTCTGTACAAAAAGAACCCCAAGATCACTGCAGAAGAGCTTGATGGTCTTGTGTTCAAAGGTGATGCAGGTCTTCCGTCAGGTGAGGACTTCATTGATGATATTGTTCATGGCCGTATCTCTAAGGAGCATCCTTTCGAAGCTTTGTTTGACCGAGAACTTCCAAGTGTTTATAATGAAACAAAGGACGTTACTCGTTTCCTTGATCCTGAAGAACCGGGGTACAATGGATACTATCGTACTACTGGTCGTATGTACACGTCTTCAAAGGGAGACATTCTTCGTTCTACTTCAGGGAAAATTGCAGATACTGTCAACCCGTATGAAGCAACTGCTCAGTCGTTGCAGCAGGTTACTCGACAGAGTGGTTTGTACAATTACAGGCAGGAATCAATCTCTCGCTTTCTTACTTCGTTTGCTAACGATCTAGAAATCCCTAGCAACGTAAGCAATCCGTACCAGAAATTTGCTGAGTCTAAACCGAAGCCGGGCATCTCTCCTGATCGTAAGCAGTTTATTCTTGCTCAGCGAGATGCCATCCGAAATGTTCTCGGGTTTCGTACAGAAGCTGACATGCGCTCTGAGGAGTTGTGGAGAAGCTTTGCTGAAACAGTTCTTGGCAAGAGTACGGATGGAGCGAGGGCTGTAGCCTCTGATGCTGTGTGGACTCTTAAGAATGCCAACCCCGTGTCCGCACTTCGAGGCTTCGCCATGGACATGAAGCTTGGTATGTTTAATATTGGTCAGCTTGCATTGCAGTCGTCTACGATGGCCAGCACTTTGGCCCTTGCTCCTGAATATGCTTTTAAGACAGGTCTCTATCCAATGTGGTCTGTTGTTATTCGTCAAGGGGACAAGGCAACTATCGAACAGCTTGCTCAGCGAGGTGTCTGGAAAGACATGGGCTTTAAAGACATTTCTGAGTTTAAGCAATACGCAGAAGACATGTACAAAAGCGGCTTCCTAGATATGAATGGTGCTCACTTGCAAGTCAATGACTTTGGCAGCAATGCTGTCTTTAGTAGTGGCTTTGACAAGGTGCGCAACATGGGTCGTTTGCCTTGGTACAGCGCTGAAGTTATGAACCGCATGACTGCATTCCGTGTTGGCTATGGTGAAACTCTTAAGAAGCTTCCTCGTAGTGATCCTCGGTTTATGGCAGAGGTATCTCGTCTCGCAGAAGACTTTAGCTTTAACATGTCTCACGAAAGCTCTGCTTATTGGCAAAAGGGTGTGTGGTCTATTCCTACGCAGTTCTGGTCCTACAATATGCGAATGCTTGATGCAATGGTTGGGAAACGATTTACTGCACAGCAGAAGATTAATCTTTTCCTTGTTAACAGCCTTATGGCAGGAAGTGCAGCTACTCCGGTTGGCGCGGCTATTTCAACCTACCTTAAGGAAGAACACGGAACTGATGCTAAGGACGACATGCTGCTTAGTACTCTTGATCGTGGTGTTCTTGATACTGTAATCCGAGAAGCTACTGGCGCAGATGTTATTGTCGGACAGCGTCTTGGTACTGGTGGTTTTATGATTGACACCATCAAGGACTTGTTCGGCATGGGTGACTATGGTGAGAAGTCCACTGCAGAAATGCTTACTGGTGCCACAGGTTCTATCCTTAAGAATGCTTTTGGTCCGATCTCTGATGTTATCCGCTGGTCGTTTGCTGAGAGTGGCGGCGAAGGAGATGTCCCCATGACGAAGGATGCGTTCACTCGCATGTTCATGGAAATCTCGTCATTGTCTAACTTCACTAAGGCGTATATCCTTGATCAGCACGGTATCTATAAGAGTAATCGAGGAACTCTCTATACGGACATTCCTTCGGAGAGTGCAGCGTTTGTTGCTCTTGGTTTCCGCCCAGCAGAGATTGACAGGACTGCTCTTCGTATGAAGTATATGAAGAATAGGAATGAAACAGTTAATGAACTAGCTTCTCAGATTATGAAATGGAAGCAGGAAGCATTCCTTCGTCCTGACACTATGGAAGACAACTTGAAAAAGACTAATGCGGTGATGCAAATGCTCGAACCTGATATCCGTAAAAAGGTTCAAGAGAAAATGCGTCGAATGAATGAAAATGAATCAATCAATCAACGAGTACTTGAGAAGTACAACGAAACTCTTACTGAAGAAGGTGTACAGCAATAATGGCAAACCTAACTGATATCCTTTCGACCGATATGGCAACTAAGCCGGTAAGAGCGGCTGATGTAAGTAACAGTGCCCTAACCGGTGCTATTGGGCGTATGGGTAATTTTCTAGATACGTTTGCTTCTCAGCAACAGCGTCGTGCCCAGCAGAATCGACAGGCAGCAGAAGACGCTAAGAAAGCAGACAAAGAAGCTGCTCAGAATGCTGCTGCTAGGTCTATCGTCGACACCAATGCAATCTTCCGGGGAGAAGGTCCGGGACCAACGATCATGGGGGAACCAACTACTGATGCTGATGGCAGTAGTGACCCCTCTAGTCCGATCTTCGATATGGCGGGTGCTACTCCTGATGAGGCGGCACTTGCTAGTAATAAGAGTGCGGATCGTCTTCGGTCAATTAAGGCTGCTGTGGATCAGGGTCGTATGCCTACGATCAGCTATAACTCTGCAGTGTTTAAAGAAACTCAGAGGCTTATGGCTGCGCATCCCGGCCAAGAAGCTACCATTCTTCAAACATTGAAGGACAATGGTTTTAACAGCACCTTCACTCAAATGTTTGATGAAGAGACTAAGCTTCGTGATAAGAATTTCGAAGCGGCAGTCAATCTTGACAACAAAGCTTTTGAGAAAGGAATGACGTTCCTTGATCCTGAGATTCGTGCGGGAATGTCTCGTGAAGAGATTGTTGCGGCTGGATACAATCAGCTTTCGGCAGAATCTAAACTGAATTGGGCACAACAGAAATATACCTACGCTCAACAGATTAGCAATGCCAACAAAACTGAAGCTGCTTCTACTCTCTCCAACACTCTTATCACTCAGACGTGGAACGATACCCGTAACATTACTGACATGATTTCTAAGGGCGCGGATGCAATTATGCGTCTTCCTGTCGGTCAGCAGGCTGCTGCTTGGGAAACTCTTGGGGTTAAAGCAGTCCAGTATATCGACAGTTATGTAAGTCTTGTGTCTGCAAAGGCAGCTAGTGCTGGTCTCCCTCCCGAGGACTACTCAGCAATTAAAGATCGTGTTCAAGGAATTGCTAGCCAGTATAAATCTTTCTTTACTGGTGACTCGTCTGTCTACAGTTCTCGTATTAAGTCTTACACTACGTTTATGAATTCGGCTAAGCTTAACGCTGCTGATGCTGCTCCTCTTTATTGGGGACTTAAGCAGATTGGCATTAGCGATACGACTCTTGAACAATTTAGTACTGCTATTGCTGGTGATGCCAACCTTCAGAAGAAGTTGAACCAAGAAGCATCCGGTTTTGCTAATCGTTTCCAAGGCGATCTTGGTTCTTCTACTCTTATTAATGTAATCAAGATGCTTAGTGGTCAGACTACTCTTAAAGATATGTCTTTCTCTGAAGCTCGTGCTGCAATGCCTACGCTTAATCGTACGGCAAAGTCTATTACTACTTTGTACAATGCAGGAAAGCATGACAACCCCGGAGAAGTCATCAACGCTATTGGGCAGATGGTTCTAGCAGCAGATACTATCAATCCTAGCAGCGACTATAAGACGATGCTTGTTGCAACAGATGGTTTTGCTCTTCCTGCTACTCAGCGTGCTTTGCGTCAGTTGGTAAAAGATCCGCAGCATAACGATGTCGCAGAAGCCACTATTATTGCTAGCCGTGCAGCATCCATGCAAATTATTCAGTCTAGTGTTGCTCGCATCAGTAATATTAATAACTCTTCGGCTGCTCACAAGATTGTCTTTGATGATAAGACAGGTGTGTACCGAGTTGAGACTGATAAGAAGATTCTTGCTCGTGTAGGCAAACCTATCTCAGATGCTGACCGTGCGGTGTTCATTGATCCTATGACTGGATCTGGATTCTTCTGGCCAGCTGTTTATAAAGCTCCTCCTATCCCTGCTGAAATGTCTGCAACGGTCAATCTTCTCAACACAAACATTGGCAATGCAGTAGCTTTGGCAGACGTTGACCCGACTGCTCCTAAGGGTGCTAGCTCTAATGATCTCTTACGCTTCTATGGTAGTGGTGGTCGAATTGTTCCTGACTCCATCAAGCAGGTTAAGAAGCAGGGGGATACGTCTACTCCGGGACAGGATGTGGCGACTATTATTGGCACACTTGAATCTGAGTTTAAGAGAATGGGTGATCGGGTTCTTGGTACGAATGTACATGCTCCTGGCATTATTACTGCAGAGGGAACTGATAAAAACCCTAATTCGTCTGCCGAAGGTCCGGGCCAATTTCTAGACAGCACGTTTAGAGAAATGATGAAGGAGGTACATCCTGATGTCAAACTTCCGGCAGACAACGCTGATCTAGGTCCTCTTAAGAAACAGTACGGTGCTTCTCTTGTAGAGCCGTATGCAAGGAAGAATGCGGAAATACTTTCCAGCGCAGGTCTCCCTGCTTCTAAAGAAAACGTCTACCTTTCCCATTTCTTCGGGCCAAAGACCGCAGTAAAGGTTCTTCAATCGAACCCAAATACTCCTATTGAAGCTATTGTAGGAGGCAAGGTTGTAAGTGCTAACCCCCATCTAAGGGGTAAGACTGTTGCAGAAACTTTGCAATGGGCTTCTAATTTCATTAACAGAGGATAATAATGGTTAAAGCATTCGAAACTGAAATTCGTGCCATGATTAAATCAGGCATTGTAAATCAACACGAAATCTTTAACAGGCTTTATCCTTTGTTTAAAGGACACTACTCAGATCTTCGTGATCTTATTTCAAAGGTGAAGAACGATGTCGCTTGACAAAGCTCTAGAGTTTTTGTTGGAAGAGGAGGGTGGTTGGAGCAATCATCCAGCGGACAGGGGAGGCGCTACTATGTATGGCGTCACTCAGGTGCTCTACAACGAATGGAGGAAGAAGGTGGGCCGTCCTAAGCAGACAGTACGGAACTGCACTAAGGAGGAGGCCCACGAGATTTACGATATTATGTTTTGGATGGCAGCAAGGTGTGATAGATTACCTTGGCCAATCAGCTATCTTGTATTTGATGCTGCTGTTAATTCTGGTCCAAACAGAGCTGTTCGTTGGCTACAAGCTGGGCTAGGGCTACCTCAAGACGGACAAGTAGGCCCAAACACAATTGCCGCTGCTCAAAAGGCAGTTGATGAAGGAGAAGCTCAAAAGATTCTCGCGATTGTTGACGCCCGTGTAGAATTCCTAGCACGCCTTGTTCAACGAACTCCATCGCAAGCTGCCTTTCTTCTTGGTTGGTGGCGTCGTACGCAGCGAGTGCTTGCACGAGCACTTCTAACAGAGGAGTAATCATGTATGCCTAAAATCCTTGATAGGTTGGTAAAACAGCTAAAAGCAAAAGGTAAAAGTAAAGACGCAGCATATGCTATTGCTACCTCTGCCCTACAGAAGAGTGGAAATCTGAAAAAGGGAAGCACCGAGCCTACGGCTAAAGGTATCCGGAGAGGAAACATGACTGCAGCAGAAAGAGCTAAAGACAGAGCTTCTAAGAAGAGTGGCAAACCTACTACCTCTTATAAATATAATCAGCTAAACAACACTGCACGATTGAAGAGGAAGAAGTAATGGGTATTCCTATTATTGGAGATATTATCAATGCAGCTAAAGACATTGTATCTGAAGTTGTAGTTGATAAAGACAAAAAGATTGAAGCGAATATTAAGCTTCGAGAGCTTGAACTTAAATCTGAAGAACTTTATGCTCAACAGCTTGCTGGTCAGGTTGAAATCAACAAAGTTGAAGCAGCCCACGATAGCACTTTCGTAGCTGGTTGGCGTCCGTTTATCGGTTGGGTAAGTGGTTTTGGTGTTGCTTGGACGTTCGTAGTCGCGCCATTTGTAGAGTGGATCAGTCGCCTAGCGGGCTGGAAAGGTACTATGCCAGAGCTTGACACTGGTCAGCTAATGGCTCTTGTTACTGCTATGCTCGGTGTTGCTGGCTACCGTACTTATGAAAAGGTGCAAGGGGTTGCTCGTGAGAACATTGTTCCTAAGCCTGTACCAGAGACAAAAAAAGAGGAGCCTCCGGTTAAGGAAGCCCCTCGAAAGAAGTTTAAGTTTTAGTTTTTATTCAGTCCAAAACTTACGTGCAATAGCTCGTGTCTTGAAATCAAATACTAGACGGTATGGTGCGAACCCCTTCTCAATTTCTTGGGAGGGGGTTTTCATGTATTCAAGCTCGACCAGAGTTTGCCCGTGCTTTCGATTGAACCGATCAACTCGATCAGCCATTTCGTTGACCTTATTGATGTGGTCACACGTCAGGCCAATCTGTTTGATTGGTCGCTGCATCTCAGCATCTAGAGTATCAGTAAGAAAATCAACCATCTTGTACATTCCCAATTGCCACTACTTCGCAAACGCCTCCTGTACAGGCAAGCTCTTGTGATCCAGTAGTAGAGTCTACAGTTTCGAACAAAGAAAGCTCATCCCAATTGATAACAGGGGTGGGCTTTTCCTTTATCCACTCTTCATATTGTTCTTTAGTAATCTCTTGATAAGGAGCTTGCTTGTACGTTCCGCCATCAAAGGGAAGGAAACTTACTCCAGACATCTTATCAAAGTTTTCATAAACCCAAGCACCAACACTGATCCACTCATCTTCTTTGACGTTAACAGTCACTGAAGGCTTGTGTTCACACCAGTTATCTTGCATATGTTTCCAGAACTCAAGAAACTCAATAGCTGACATACTTTCACGAGTAAGAGCACCATCAGGAGACTTAATTGGAAAGTAGAAGACAGTTGTGTTTCCAGAATTCATTACATCCGGTTCTGAATAAACTCCCGAAGCTTTGAGAAAGGCAGTGAGAGGATCTTTATTGTCAGCTCGAACTGTACGCAGATAATAAGGACTGTGACGATGATGAAGACCACTACTAGCGTTAACCAACTGACTAACAGTGCCACTAGGCTTGACACAAGTAATTGCAGCAGACTGAGGAATTCCGAACCTTTCTGCCCATTCTTTATTCGTCGCAATAGCGTGCTCACGTAGTTGTTGCAAAAGAATAGGATTTTTGAGAAGTTCATAGTTGTCCATTACTCCGGTAAGAGAAACACCAAGCAATCGTTCTTCGTTACAATTGTCTGCCCAAATCTTCCTCAGATACTTGAAATTTGTGAACGTAGATTGAATAGTGCCCAAGATTGTAGCCATCTCAACTTTATGGAGCAAACTGTCCAATGAGTCTTCAGCCCTAACAACAACCTCTGTAAGATTACAGAACTGATAGGGACGGAGGATAATTTCAGAGCAAGGGTTTGTGCCGAATTCAAATGACGAGTCGCGGCGTCCATTTCGATCTGCAATTGCTTGGCAAGCTGCTCGACTAAAAATTCCTCGCTCACCTGATTTACTGTCATAAAGGGCTTTCCATTCCTTCATAAAGAGAGGGGTGTCTGGGCGACGGTGTTCATAAACAGCGCTGTTATTGGTAAGTCGGCGATGACCGTAACCATTCCACCATTCACCACTCTTAGCATCCCGCATACGTTCATCAACAACATCAGACAAAGAGATCATAGCACTGCGTCGGACTCCTCCCACCACCACGATGTCGGCGATTTTGCACATGAGGTCGTGGGCTTCGATTGATGTGAGTCGGCGTCCAGCAGCGGAAACAAAAAGGCGTACAGCAAATCGGAAAAGGTCTTCAAGTGGTTCTGGTCCACTAGCACGTCCCCCAAAGGTTTTAAGCCTTGCTCCGGCAGGACGCACACCGGATACATCCCACTTGGGGATTTGACCTGCAATAAGTAGGGATACGATTTCGCGGAAGGACTTTGCCCATCCCTCTTTACTATCTCGAACGACAATAACTGTATCGGTTTCTTCGAACTTTTCACTGATTCTAGGGAGATTGTCAACATATTTCTTTTCCACACTAAAGCCAACACCAGTACCGCACATAAGAATGTACATAGCCTCATCAAAGGAACGAGGACTATCTACTGGAAGATAGGCACAATTATAAGCTGCAACATTACAACGATCTAGAGCGGGACCGGCTGTCATCAAAGCTCGCATAGAAGGCATTACTTCAAGATTGTAAATTGCATCGTGAAGTTCGTAATAGTCCCCACCATCCATACCGCCAATCTGATGTGAGTAATAATCCATCAGGCGGGTGACGGTCTCTCCCCAATTTTCACGACGGTTCTCTTCTTCAAGCCAACGAGAGTAACGGCTCTTGTAAATGAACTCCTCATAGGCAGTTGGGAATGGGGAGTCAGTACGGTTCAAAATCATCTTCATAGTCCCAATATTTAACTTCTTCTTCTTTTTTATCAATAACTCGCTGATGGTATTTAGGTGTTCGCAAATCACGGGCTATGTGGTTTTGTCTGCGAATCCTACGTCGATCTTTGGGGCTATAGAATCCCATCCCGTGTTTCGTCATTAGCAATCTTTCAACTGACCTTCGTTAGTTTCAAGTTCAATAAGTATCTCGATATTGTGGATAGCTTTCTTGAGGTCTTCGATACCACCTTTATCTTTATACCTAGTAACATACTTGACGGCGTTGGCTTGACAATAGTTAAGACCGTTAGCCATAGCATATTCTACTGGCTGAATCTTATACTTTTTATAATGTCCTCCACCTACCTGCACGTAGAGACTACTCATTGTTGAAGACTGCATTGCTTAGGAAACGTTCAAGTCCTTCTCGATCTTCGTCTTCATCTTCATCTTCGTCAAGTTCCTCATCTTCATAAGGAGCATAAATACCACCAAATCCTTCAGTACTCTTAGCGGCCAATGGAGAGGAATTCTTCAAGTTCATCTTTCACCTCATTAATTTCGTCTTCAAATATTTCGACAATAAGTTCTGCACTCAAGTTAAGATACTCTACAAGTTCCCAACCCTCGAAGCGATCAATAAGACGCTTCTTAAATTCTTCTTCTAGTTGTTCATCGTGCAACATCATATCTTAGCCGTACAGTTCTTTAATTTTTTTCATTGAGATCCATGAGTAATCATAAAGACCGTCTTCTACACCGTCACAAATAGCAATACCACTGCTCCACATATCATTAGCAGGACCAGCATAATTGGCTTCATAATCGACGTAACAGCCTACGACTAGGCCCATCAAACTGCGTCCGGGAGTCTTGTCAATCTTATAGTCTGTGATGTGACTGTGACCACAAGTAGACGACTTATTACGCTTCTTGATAATTGTCCAAGCGGGATGAGTACCGCCTATAGGACGGCCCATAACACCAGATGTATAGTAATGGGAATAATCAATACCGTCAATATCAATAGTATCGAGAAATGGAACCATCTCCCAAGGATATTCTTTATATCCGATATCTTCATTCTTGACATGTCCTTCAAAGATAGGATTAGCTTCTACAAAACGCTGTGCTCGAATGTCGTGATTACCAAGTGTCCATACAAAACGAGGAAGCTTCTTCTTGTGTTTACGGACTTCATGGAAGATGCGATCTTGAGCCTCGACGGCTGCGTTACAATCTCGCTGATACCGTGCTCCTTCAAGCTCCATAGGCTTGCTGTGGAAACACAAGGAAGGCATATCAGCCAAGTCTCCGATATTTACTACTACGTCTGGCTTAGTGTCGTGAATAAGCTTACCAAGCCAAGTGAAACGATTGTGGTTATAATCAGGATGGGCATGACTATCAGGGATAATCAAATGTCGTTTACCTGCCATAGAACGTGTGGTTTCCTATTGTTATGTACTTCCGCAAACCTAACCATCTTGACAGGTTTCTGACTTGGAAGTGTGTGGCTCCGTTAGTAGGGTCTCGATTAGAGACATTAACAGTAAAGTCTTTAGGAGCTTTTGTTGATTTAAATTGCCCTGCTTCTCGTACGATAGCGCAAGGTGTTTTACCAGTTTGTCTCGCTCGGTTAAGAATGACATGAGCGACCGCTTGTTGTCCGAGTTTACTTTCGCCCCGTGCTTCTGCGTAAACTACGTCTTTCAAGCAAGTGGAGGATGATCGCACCGATCGCGATGCCGCTGCCGTAAGCTGTGAGGGCAATAGCAATAAAGATAAAAATAATAGCCACTTACTTAAACCATTCCAAAGGGATTCGATCCCCGTCTGCATAAATAAAACCATATTTATCTGCCCAATCCCCGTAGGTCATAGAGCTTCCTTTCCTTAGTTTTGTTTTAGCATTCATAAACAGAATTCTAATGTCTCGATCAGGATTACTTTTCTTCACAGCAACCATCTTTACACGGTCACGGGGAGGAAAGTAACCTTTAGTTTCTACCAGAATGCCGTTAGGTAATTCGAAATCCGGTATGTAGTTGAGGCTGTAAATATACGGAAGTTTAGAAGCTTCGTACGCAACAGCTTTACGACTTTTCTTAGCATTCTTATATACAGTCTCTTCAAATTTACTTCTAAAACGGTGCAATGTCTTCGTCACCAATAGAGGCAGAGACACCCTTCTCTGGAACATCTGGCAGTTTAGCTACAGTTGTCAAGAAACGAGGGCCACCACTATAAAAGAATGTACGAAGACCCGGCCAACAATGTTCCTTAAAGCCACAATAAGAACAGTTAGTACCAAGCTTGCGATTACCACTCTTCCCGTCTTCTACGTCACTATGACAACGAGGAGGAACCTCATCTTGACCTACTGTCTTTTTAATACTTTCAATTCGTGAAGGTGGATCATACTCATGTACAATCTTAGGAGGCACCTTCAATACATTGATGTCACCATGAACCTTGTCAAAGGCTACAAAAGCAGCTCCTACATCGGGAGTACATTGTGATGCGTACCCACTGATTTGGCCAATGTATCCGAAGGGATCATCCTCGAACAATGTACCTTTCTTGAACTTCTGAAAGGAATACGGAGAGGCTGACTTGATATCAACAGTAATACCATCAATGATGCAGTCAATGTGGCCTTTAATGCCATCGACTTCAATTTCTTTTTGTTCATCTGAAACTTCGTGTCCTGCTTCTTTAATAAGGAACAACATCAACTGCTCGATAACGTCGCCATACAAGAACTTGAGAAGGTTCTTATTAGAGATATCCTCTTCTTTGTCCGGCTCATTTTGCTTGTACCAAAGATACCTATCAGGCTTGCCTAGGTTACTAAAACGAATAGCTCCGCGACCTTCCTCGATCTCTTCTTGAGCAAGACGACTACGAACTAGTTCCTTAACAGCATGTGCAAAAGCATCTAGATTTTCTTCACTACATTCGTGATGTTCCTTGCGATTAAACAGTGCATAAACATCTTCAGGAATTGTATCAACGGTTTTCATTTTTAATAGGCTCTTCTGCAAATGACAAGGAAGTGACCGCAGTCACATCCAAATGCTCGGTTGAGAGCACTCGAATGCAACTGCAATCTTCGCTTTCACCCTGTTCGGGATAAGAACGAGCAATAGCTGCGATACGAGCTTCTGCTGCTTCTTCATTGAAAGCTGTAACAGTGATCTTAATTTTTTCCTCAACCGTCCGCTGACGCAGAATAACTGAGGTAAACTTACTCATCGTCGAAAGGAACGTCGTCCAAGTCGTCGCTGATTCCGAAGTTCTTCTTAAAGCCTGCATCCTCTTCGGGGCTGAATTCATTCTTACTGGGTGCGGCCTTCACTGGAGGTGCCTTGCCGTAGAATTCATCATCTTCATCGATAGGTGCAAACTCCTGAGGTACATACTGCTTAAGGTCAAGGACTCGAACAGCGCGAATATAAACGCCGTGCTTCTTTCCCTTTCCGTAATCTCGGACTTCGATCTTTACGTCAACGGGAGTTCCATTACCAATAAGAGTCTTCTGATCCCAAGGTGTATTGTTATTATCTACAACACGAATAGGCTGGTTAGGTGTGCCATCTGCGCGAAGCTCTCGCTGCTTGAGAGTAAGGAACTTTCCTCGCTCGTCATCCTTGTCCTTGATACGATCAGCAACACCAGCATCCTTGAGGGCCTTCTGCGCCTTTGCGTCAAGAGTTACATCCATCTTCCATTCCTTGGCGTCTTTGCCATAATTCCAAGAAGGTTCACCAAGAATCTTGGCCCAATAGGCAGTGCCACGAATGTAGATAGTCTGTTTATCGCTCATTAAAAATTTTCTCCATTTAAGTTTCTATAAGTATTATAACAAAGTTTTATGTGTTTGTCAATGAGTTTCTAAACAATGTTTCGTTGTTTTAGAATATCGTCTAGAAGAATAGGGCGAAAGTTTGTTTGCTCGACACACGCGCAGAAGTAACGATCATCCAGCGGCTTGCCTAGGAGGGCGTCACCGTACTGCTCTTCCACTCCGTTAGCATGGGTGTGCCCGTGGATGTTCAACTTCCACCTGCTCAGCGAGCCGGGGTGGATTGGGATGTGTGACATGATGAAGCTCTTCTTCACCACGTAGCCTCGAATATCGTCGAAAAGTTCTTGGTACATTTGTCGGTGATTATCAGGATCGTGATTTCCTTTTACAAGGACTTTACGACCTTTCAAACGCCCAACTGAATTACGCATATTAGTAGCGGAAAAGGCTACATCACCAAGAATATAAACTCTATCCCCATCGTCCACCATTTCATTGTACCATTTGATCATATCCTCTGTCATCTGTTCCACGTCATCCCATGGTCGAAGCTTCACTCCGGGACTACTTTCAAAACGACAAATATTTTTATGATAGAAATGGGGGTCACTATAGACCCAAGTTCTTCCAGACATTTCTTCTCCTTAGTGAGTTTCTGCCCAAGTTAATCCAATTTTTGCATCACATTCGATGGGTAGACGATAATTGAATATACGTCCTGCTTCCGCAAAGCACTCTTCACAGATTTCAATATATCGGTCAACGTGCTCGCATAGAACGTCTGCCTGCCATTCATCGTGGATATCTCCACATTTGATGACATCAAGCTTTTCTCGTCTAATAGCTCGATCAACAAGTATCATCGCCTGTTTCATAATGCGGCTCTCGTCGCCTTGCAGAAGGTACCCAAGAACTGCGTGTTTGGCGGACACTACGATAGGAAGGCCGTCGCACAATCTAATCCTTCCAGTTCTTTCCACCTGTTTTTCAAGGCTGCTGAGTAGTTGTCGCAAGCCCGGAAAATTAGAGATAAATCTTGATTTAACTTCTCGACCATCTCTTGTCGATCCGCCAATGATCTTACCGGCTTTCTCATCTCCGACTCCGAGTAGGAAAGCATAGATGAAAGTCTTAGCAACAGATCGTGTTCTAAAACCTCCAACGGATTGATTGTAGGAATGGGGGTCTCCATCTAAAACTGCCTTTGTAAAGTCTGGGTTGTTTAGGTAATGCGCAAGAACACGTAGCTGAATCCCCTTAGCGTCAACGCCAACCATCCTCCGGTTACTAGGATCACGAGTAGTCCATAGATCACGACTTTCGTAGGAGAATCCTCCCTGTCGATCTTTAAGGACAGCTCCTTCACTACTGACGCGAACAGCAGGGATATTAGCACTATTAGGGTTACTATGCCGATATCTAAAAGTGTTTGCAAGAAAAAGTCTACCATGGATACATCCAGTTTTCTCATTGTAGGCATCAAGCCAAGTGTTAATCATGTTTGCACGACTGTTGACTGTAATCCAATCAGCAAGTGTGCGAATAGCTTCGTTACCAGAAGCTTCTACAAAGCGTTCGAGCGAAGGTGATAAACTTCCCTTTGCAGTAGGTTGAGGAGTTCCTTTTTTAGTAAACTCTTCTGGTTGCCATCCAAGTTCGATGAGTTTTTCAACTCGTTGCTTAGGGCTAGCAGGATCAAACGCAACGTAATCATACGCGACATAACTTCCGTCTTCGTTGTCAACGATGGAAGCATATTGTTCTGAGTGTCGTAGATAATTGCTTGTACGGCTTCCATCCTTCTTTTTTCCCTGTTTGAACGTGGCAACAGGAAGGAGGGCAGGAGGCCAGTGTTTGTGAATGTCATTCTTTAGCTCTTCTTCAATTTTCCTAAGCTTAGAATAAAGGATATGTGCTTCCTTGATGTTGAAAGCAAATCCGCTGCGCTCTTGACGTTTGATAATGAACCAAGCGCGATGCTCGATATCAATACCTTGTTCACTAAAGTTAAGTTGTCGCATACGAAGGACGAGACGCTTAAAGACCTCTGCTGTAATAGCAGTATCTTGAAAGCAGTATTTGACCATCTCATCCGAGAGACCATCCTTGAAGGCTTTGAAGTCACCCTTAGGAAGCCCTAGTCGTCGTCCCCAATCCTCTAGTGAATGTCCACCCTCTAGAGAGGGATTAAAGATACATGACAGCAAGAAGGTATCAACAACGTGATGTACTTGCACACCTCTAACCTTGACAAGCTTCATTAGTTGATAAAGGTCAAAGTTAATAAAGTTGTGGCCGATGAAGGTTACCTTGTCAGGGTTCTTGGCAATCTCCCTAGAAAAGAATTCGCTCATCTCTTCGTACGTGGTAAACTTTTGTTGTTCGCCAGTAAGAATGTTAGAGGCACACATCAACCAAACAACAGTGGCGTCTAGATCATCTGTTTCAATATCTACAGCCCACTGATGTTCGTTAAAGTCAACTAGGAATCGAGCTTGTACCCCATCTTGTTTGATCGTCCGTACTCCACACCATTTTTAAATGCGATATCTGCTACGTACAGAAAAAGCCACATATCTTCTTCTTCGATACCAGTTTCTTCTTCGAGCATTTCTAGAAGTGTTTCTGCTTCTTCTGCATTTCCAATAGCTGCTCGAAAACAATCAGGGCAGAAATGATAATTGATATTGTCTTTAATGGTAAGACTCCTTATGTCTTATGTTATAGCTTACCTAAGTATTATATATTAGTTGAAGATGTTTGTCAAGGTTTAAAATCCTCCTGCGCTTCCGGGGCTTCCGCCACTTTCATAAACATCTACGTCTTCTGGACTAAGCTCAGAAAGCCTGCCAGTAGCTTCATTGTACCAAAGATACGATGCTGGACCGCTACGACCACAGAACCTATTCTTTTCGATAGTGATCTTAGTTACGTTACGACGCCAAGGGTCATTGTCTGTACGGCTGCGTTCAAGGCGCATAACAATGTTAGCGAGTTGTTCTACGCCCGCTGTGCCTCGGATTTGTCCTTGGCGATTGACGTGAATGACTGCGATAACAGCCATGTTGAGTTCCATACAAAGAGTCTTAACCTTGGTGCTGATCTCGTCTAGCTGCTTGCGTTCATCGCCAGATTGGTCAGATACAACAATAGAAAGATGGTCAAGCACGATATATTTACAACCCAAAGCGTGCATGTGTCGGATTTTATCGAGGACTGCATCAACTGTGTTCGATCCAAAATGATCCCAAATGACCACACGATCATTGTTAATGACTGTATCAAAAGCAGAACGAAGATCATCCACTGGTCTAGGACAATCAGGAAGGTGGTAAGGCTTGCCGTTGTGAATAGAGAGAAGACCAAGCACCGTATCGCCATTTGGTTCTTCAAGATGCAGGAAACCAACTCCATATCCTTTCTCAATGATTTCAGGGTTAGTAAGCAAGCTGTGTTCAATATGCTTGAGGACACTAGTCTTACCGATGCCTGTCTCTGCTGTTACAACTACAAATTCGGACAATCGAATGCCATAGGTGAGGCGATTAAGACCTTCGAATGGATAGTTGACTTGGAAATGATTAGGACGATTGATGACCTCATCCCACATGTCCTTACCAATTTTGATACCATCAGGAGTATAGACAGGAGCCTGCCACCATTCCTTAGTGAACTGCTCGTGCTTGTTGTTCAGCTTGTAATCATTAGCATCTTTGTGATCCTTTAGCTTGAGTATCTTGAGCTTACCCATAGGAAAAGGTAGATCAGCTACTTTCTTAGCTGCCTCCTGTCCGGGGGCGTCGTTATCAAAACAAAGGACAATGGTGTCAAAGCTATTGAGATACTCGAACTGTGCTCGACATTCTTTCTGAGCAGTTGATGCAGACATAACACTGACAACGGGATAACGGCTGCCCATCATCTCGTACGCAGCGATCATATCGTCCTGTCCTTCGACTACTGTGATAGCTTTGGCACTCTTAGGAGGGAACGCTTGCTGTCCTAGAAGCTTAGGATTTTCTGGCATCACTCCTTCAAAGTAGAAGGTCTTGTTAGGGCCTCGAACCTTGTTAGCTACGTGCTTGTCGTTCTCATCAAAGACAGGGTAACGACATACTTCACCGTTAAACCATGCCTTGTACCTTTCCATAGCTGCTTGGCTGTGGCCTCGTGCAGGGAAGGCCTTAATAGGGCCAAACTCTGACAGAGGAACCAGAGGACGCTTAGGGGGTAGTGGAGCGGCCCTAGGAGCTTCTTGTTGTGCGTCCATCTCTACTCCTTCTTTGAAATTCTTACCACATGAGAAACACTTTCCCCATGTCTCACCTTTGGTGTTTGTCTGTATTGAATAGGCGTCACTACTTTTTCCGCAGGGACAAGCCAAGTGACTTTCCGACATCTGTCAATTCCCAATATGAATATCCGATAATCTCGTCTATGTGATTAAAACTCTTTACAACAGCAGGAGAAGAGAAATCAAGGAAATTTATACAAATCCTATTCATTCTCTCACAAGTATTCTCTGTGATTTCTTCGTACAGAGGTAGAATGGTTTTTGTTGCGAAACCTTTTTCTGCTGCAGGTGACATTTCAAACTCGGTGCCATTGTCTGTAGTCCAAAGCTGGCAGACATTGATATCAAAAGCATCACTGACAATCTTACCGAAATCTTCTGCACCGCCATCCTTATTTCTAAGGCGTACAGCAACTAAGTTAATTGGATCAATCCTATCTTCTGATAAGGTATCTGCTACATAGATAATTTCATATGTGTGTTTATTTTGAATCTCAGAAAGACTGTCATAAGAATCTAGATTGATATGGTCTCTAATGGTGCTGTCACGTAGGTAGTTAACAGGGGATTGATGAATGTGATATTCGTAGTCAAATTCATCTTCTACTTCAATGAATACGTCAATGTCATTGATAGGTACATCTTCATCATATCCAGAGAGTACATAGTCTCTTAGACATCCTCCTGCTATAGTGAATCTGTTGTTAGGGAAAGTAGCTTTAACATCTTTCCAAACCTTTAGAAACCTATTAGGAGTTACATTATTGGGGTACATAGAGGGGCCATCCTAACAAAGATATTATACACCTATTTGCTTAGGTTGTCAAGCACTTTCTACAAAAGACCATTTAAAAGTGTCTTCAGTTCGCGCACGACCAGCGTCACTAACTTCGGTAACCTCCGCTTCAAACAGTCGACTATCGTACTTTGGCTTCACATAAATAACACTCTTATGAGCGGGACGAGGCCTCCCGTACAAACTACAAGAACTGTTGATATACTCAATCTTATTAGGAAAGAAAGGATTACGATAAGGAATTCGGAAAGAAACAGTCATAGTCATATTTATTATCCTTTGATGTTTGTTAGTTTGGCAACAATGAAAATAGCAAAGCCTACTACGAACCACTTTATAGAAGTACAAATAGTGTAGTAGAAGTCTTCAATTCTTTTATTCCTCTGTTTCAAGAGCAAGGATTTCTTCATCTTCATCTACTTGCTTCTCTTCTTCTGGTTCAACATAGTCTTCGAAAATCTCTCCGATGATCGTCAAACAAGTTCCACAAGGGTCGAACTCGTCGTGCTTACGGTTGAACTTAACTTCAGTTTCGCCTAGAGGGGCGTCGCAGATATGACAGCGCATGTTATGATAGATTACAACAGCACTGTGCCAGCCACAAGGGCAAAGGCAAGACAGAGACAAGCAATCCAAGTAGTGCGGATGTAGAAAGTGTACCAGTTTTCTTTGATGTAATTAGCCATTGTTATTATCTCCGAAGTAAGTATTGAAATAGTTTGCATAGTCTTGAATGGTCTGTCCTTCAAGGCCGGGAGCAGTATTAATTTCTAGTGCGTAGGCACGATCATAATGCCTGTTGTATATAATATCTACTGCACCGAATTCAAGGGCAAAACAATTCATAGTCGATATTGCTGCTTCTAGAACACAAGCAGGAGGTTCAAACCCTTCCCGACCGTAAATAAATCCGTTGGAATGGTTTCGAATTTTCCAATTTGGGTTCTCGTGACCGTTACGAAGCATCTTTTTTTGTATACATATCGCTTCAAAATCTTCTCCATCTGGTTTTAGGCCCAAATGAACACGATACTCGTCCTGCTTCTTGATGTATTTTACGTACAGAGGTGCGTTAACAAGATCAGCCCGCGAGTTAGCAATCACAATACCGGCGCCACTATGGCCGTTAAGGATCGTACGACATACAATTGGAAATGCTTCATCGGGGATGTCATCTTGAGATGTCCAGAAAGAAGAGGCAAAAGGACTTCCTTCTATTTCTTTAAAGAATGTAAGTTTATTAGATACCTTGTCAATATCTGTAGTATTCAAACAAATAACATTGTTGGCAAAATTGGGAACATTGGAGCTACCCCAATTAATAACCATATTACGACGGCCAGCACGAGGAACCCAAGACGAACCTTCTCGCTTTAGAACCTTGCCTCCGAGAGCATCCGCAAGAGCTTTAGCACTCTTACTGCCTTGTTTATACGGATAAACCTTAAACACTGTTGGCATTATTCTTCATCCTCGTCAAGTTCTTCTTCCAACTGATTGAGAAATTCTTCATCATCTTCGTGTTCTTCCTGCTCTTCAATTCTTGCAAACTCGTCCATAACAATTCCTGCTGGACCTTCCGGTCGTCCACGGAACAATTGTCGCTCAATAACTTGAGCACGATCTCCTACTCGAATACCTTGCGCTCCAACTGCTTGCACAGCATCCCTTCGAATATCATTATTGATGGGGGGAATTACATTATTGTACATATTATCTTTTTTGGCAAAAGGACTGGGGATATCTACCTCTTTAGCTTTCTCTGCGAAGAAATCCCAATCGTACTTGTACACAAGAGGCTGTACTCGACGGATACCTTCCCACATGCAACGGGAGATATCTACTTCATTCTTTGCACATGCTTCCATGATTTCAGGGAAGATTGCCAGATGACTAAAATGTTCTTCAAAGAACTGTGCAGGAACAGAACCACTAAAGGTGTTAATAATTTCCTGTGGGTTAGAGAACTTGCCAGTTGCAAGAGTCTTGATGTGGTTGATCAAAGCAACCCACTTGATAATTTCCGCAGGGTCTTTGCAACCACCCATTGCACGGAATTCAATGGAACCAAACTTGTTGATGGCACAAGGGTTAAGAGCCATGTAGCGATCTTGATCTTCATTGAAACGATATTTGTCCTCGAAGAAGTCTCGCCAATTGTTGATGATCTGCGGCACATCAGAAGCTCGAAGAGCAAAGAGATTGCCTACACGATGTGGCCCACACCAAGTGGTGATAACATCTTCAAGGGCGTAGTACAGCACAAGCACAGACACAAGAGTATTGAAACGCATCCCACGAATGTTCATGTGTACGTGGGTTGACGTACGAATAGACGCACAGAGATTGGTCCCAAGCTGCTTGTAAAGATTGTTCACAGCCTCCTGAATAGCGTCATAAGGGAGAGGTTGTCGCAGAACAAACTCAAGACCACCGTTTCGAAGAGAGCCGTCGTTGTGCATTTCCCAAATAGGGCTGTTAGTGTTGTTCAGGCGCTGCGGAAGATTAGTACCAGCAGCAGGTTCGATCTCTACCTCAATCCCGTAGTCACCTTCTGCCATAACAAGACGAAAAGGCTTGTTAGGTTTAGTCGGATACTTTTGGCGAGGATCGGCAGGTTCTTTAGAGTTACTTGAAAAATAGTCTAGTGCTGCGGACATAGTATTTACACTCCGATTTCAAAATGATTTGGAAGACACGAAGTACTTTGGATTGTTTCACGAAGATAAGCGAAGTTTTCGAAGACATACAAGCTGCCTCGGAAGAACATGCCGACCTCATCAGTCAGATAATACAACCAAGTGAAGCCTTGTTCATCTCGATGAACACACCAATCAAGAGCAATAGCCATAGAGCTGTTCGGAGTAAGCCTCTCAAGAGCTTCGTCAAGGGAGGGGAAATCCCCTCGCATAGCTTCTGCAAAACCTGCATCCTTGATAATATCACCCATCCGATGAAGAATAGGAATACGATCAGGATTTACATTAGTGCGAAACGCATTCTCTTCATTAAGCCCCTGCCTACGACGACGAGCACCATGCCGAGAAAGATAAGAGGCATGAAGAGGAAAACGGTTGGCAGAGCACCAAGCATACGGATTAAACCACCCTGTACGAATAGGTCGGAAGCTTTTGAACCCCGGACTGTTGATGATCTTGCGTTGAGTTACAAGACGACGGCCATCAGGGGTAGTGACTAGAGGTAATTCAGCAATGTGAATACGACAAAGATTGTCATCATAACCATCAGTTACTGCATCAACCCACACTGGACGACCTTCATATTCTACAATAGAATTACGAAGACGAATTTCAGCTTCGTCCCTATTGTCGTAGAAATTTTCAGAGATATCGGCCATATTACAAATAAACTCCCATTCGATTCAGATACTGCATAGCCAGATCTTTACGAGTTTCAGAATACATTAGCTCGTTATTCATAACTCGCTGAACATCTTCATCGCTTACTCGCTCAAATCGACGAGCACCTCTAAGGTCTTTCATACATTTTTGTGCATAATTGTACACAAGCTTACGTCGCTTCTGGTTCCAAATCCACCAGTTAGACGGCGAACGATACTCTACACCATATGACTTAGGTCGAAACGCACCTGCCTTACCATAACACCTGCGACGACGAATATCTGTATCACCATGGGCAATAAGAGAAAGGCCTACCCAGCGATCAAGCGCACGGACAGCATCACGACAGATAGTGAGGTGATCAGGATGATCAACGGGAATGTCGTTGCCCCAACCAATATGAATGTGCCCTGCTGCGCCTCGACAAGTTTCGAGTTCGGGGTTACGATCAATTTCATTCATCTCTCCAGTGTAAGCGTTGAAGTCAGGATCACAACCAAGCTCTTTAGTGTCTTCTGGAAGAGAATCATAATATTCTCGATCAAATTCTGCAAAACTTTCTTGAGAGATATTGTAACCTGCTTCGTTGGCGCGCTGTCGGATATTCGAGAGAACACCTAGAACACGCTGATTAAATGCTTCATCATCACCATACTGCAGGTACTTGCCTGGAGTATAAAGCGTACACGGATTAGTATTGAACTCTGCTGCAAGACCGTCAACCTGAATAGCACCATTTAATACTTCATGTGGGCTGTGCTTATCTCCCGGAATAACACCGGCTGCAGATTGGAATTTACCACGCTTAGTGAAGAAAACCTCAGGATCACAACCAATCTTAAAAATAATTTCGTCAGACATATGATAGATTACCTTTTCTTACAGAAATTAACAGGCTACTGAATAAGGAAGCGAAGGCCCTGTCTCACCTTCGTGACAAGATTTGCAAAGAAAGGAGTCGTAGGATAGCCACCTACCAATACCTCCTTCCTGTGCCTCTTCAAAGTCAACATCTTTATCACAAAAAATACAAGCAGTATAAGTGCTTAGGTTGTACTGTTCTTCATTGATCTCAAGTCCATTAAACGACTCAATGCAAGGAGAGTCGGTCGAGCCTTTTGTTGGAGTTGATTTCTTTACGGGCTTGGTTGTTGATTTTTCGGAGCCACTTTTTTTGCTGTTTGCTACACAAGAGAGCAAAGGTTTGTGGTGATGGGAATCCTTCTCGGTTGTCTGTCCATGCCCATGTCCCTTCGTACTCTCTGACTCGACCACTAAGTTTGTAGTGGCCGGGAGGGTTTCTTTGTGAACCACCGCAGCCAGTGCTGGGAACGGAAAGTCGTCGTCGAGGATTTCCTCTTTTTCCTTTTGAAGGGGCAGAAAAGGGGACTGCACGTTTGACTGTGCCGCCCCTCCACCGCTGTTGTTTCCATACCCGGCACGATAAGGATTGTTGTTACCGTAATATGTGCTTACTCGCTTATACTCCGGTAGTTCCCTCTGGCCGACGGGAGCAGCCCGCTTGTCATCAAGAGAAATAGTAACCAAGGTCTGTTCAGGGAAAGCCCAGAAGCGATATCCATTTTCTACAAAAAGCTTGATGCCATTACGATTAGCAGCAAGATGGATCATCTCGTGTTCTGATGCCCAAAGCATCGTCTTACGATCTTCAGACCAAGCATACCAAAGAGTGCGCTTATCGTTACGAAAAAAGTTAAGAGTCTTCTCTTGCTTGTCGTAATACACAACAGCATAGGCACCATCTGCATACTCTAGTGCGGCTTCTACGCCAAACTCTCCGATGGCTTCAATAAGGCACTGGCTGTCAGTTTCAAAGTCATCAGCAAATTTAGGTCGCAGCCGATTAAAGTCTGCCCTCCAGCCGTTGAGAGTGCCGTTATGTACGCCAACCACACGACCGTTACTGCTTTCAAACGGGTGTGCAGTGTATCGACTAATACCACCTACAGTAGCCTTACGACAATGCCCGATCATTGCAGTCTTATTGTACGTACTAAGAGAGTCATACGGCTTGTAATTAAACAAGTCGTAAGGATTACCAACAGCTTTTACAATGTGACTCTTGGTTCCGCTCTCTTCGATCATTGCAACACCTGTCGAGTCAAAGCCACGGACAGATGAGAACACGAGCATGTCGTTCAACAAGTCTTTATTCTTATGGGAAGGTGCTCCCGCGATACCTACCAAGCCGCACATATTATTTACAATGCTCCTTGTTCAAAGTTGGTTGATGCGTTCTTGTCATCAAGATCATCGAGAGCTTCCATGTATGCCTCGATCTTGGTCATACACCACCGAGTATAGTCTTCAAAGCCGCCAATTTCAGGATGCCCTTGGAAGCCAATAGAGCGTGTCTTAGGATAGATAGCTGCTTCAAGATCATTGTGATCAGGGTCTTTGTGTTGCTGCCCCTGACACCTATAGTAGCCCGCTGACTCAACAGAGTAGGCAACAGGAATACATCCTTCAAATTGTCGACACATCTGATGGTGAAGAGACGATGCCATCACTCGTTCGTCAGTTTCACAGTCGACAATATGGTGAGGAGTACCGGCGTGACCTCGAACATCCTGCCAAAGCTTGCCACCATTCATAACGTGAATGAATTGCATACCACGACAAAGCCCTACGATAGTCTTACCCTTCTCAACTGCCTCATTGAATACCCGTCGCTCGTGATGATCGCGGGCAGTATTGAAATATGTTTCTCGAAGAGGTTCTTCACCATAGAAGGAAGGATCAACATCCTCTCCTCCAAGGAAACAGACAATTTCTGCAAGATCAATACTAGGTGCAAGAGAGCAACCTGCCAAAGCAAACATTGCAATCGCGCCATTACGGAAACAATTGCCTTCAATGTAAACAGTTGTAGACAACTGTGGATAAGTATCCTCTTCAAGATTTCCTTGAACAGGATGGATTGCTTTGCTTCCTGTCTTTGGAAGTATCCATTTAACATTGCTCATGGTGTATTAATTAACTCCTACTGTCTTACAAAGATGAGAAAGCAAACCGTTCTTATCAAAGAACAAGTCCGATGGCGTGTACCTAGGCGAAAGCTCTTCTCGATGGTTTTTCACAAGGAACGGATTAACAATCGCAGGTTTATCAGTTTTTTCTTCTTTCTTTTTATTATTTTCCAAATTGTAGTTTTTAACATATTCTTGGCAGAACGCGTTAAATCCGCAATTGTCTAATGTAGAACCGAAAAGATTTTTTACCCCGAAATACCCTCTATCTGGATTGCTGTAAAAAGTTGTTTCGTTCATGTTGAGAGCTACAAACTTCTCATCAACATAAGTTTTGATTTGATTTATAGTCAATCCTTCAAATACGTTGTGTCCTCCGCAGGTTTCATACAGTGAGTTTTCTTTTTCAGTTACTCCCATAAAACGCATAAAGTTATTATTGAGAATATCTTTTTCATCCTGTTGGCGAATAATTGCAGAATAAGGTCCGATACAGAGACATAAAAGATAAGCGAGGTGGTGGTTCATGTTAAACTTACGAGTCATAACATACCACATCACAACTTGACGAAGCTTTTCTCGCGGATGACGAGTAAGCATACAAGCTCCTGCGAGAACTTGTCCCGGAACACGACAGTCAAGAATAAAACCGTCATCAGTGTTAGTAAGGAATACTTTACGAGCAAAAGAATGGTTAGTGATGTAATCATACCATGCTTCAACCACCTTAGAGATGAACGGTTCAATGTTTTTCGACAAAGGGTGCGCTTCACTACGATAATTTAGTCTATTGAGATTGGTAATGTTGTGCTTTAGTGTTGCCACTACAGAAGGCTTGACATTGCCATTCGCACTAACACAAGCTAAATCGCCGTGACACATTCCTTGATTTTGATAACGAATGAGTGAAGCATTGTTACCAATAACAGCAAACATTCCGTTGCTGTTTAGAGTCGTTTTGCTGAACAACTGCAAATCAGCTAGAGCTTTGTTAGCCGCAGCAATAACATCAGAGGTAGGTTCAGGTTCATCGTGGTTGATGATTTCACCCCACGGAAGGAGGTCTTTATCGGAACTTGTCACTTGTGTAAAACTCCAAAATAATTGCACATGCAACTACAGGCCAACCAATCGAACAAAGGAAAATGATTGACCACTTTTCAAAAGGATTTACTTTAACCTTTCGAATTGTGTTTCGTTGTGTGTATCTGTAGTCACCCCAAGTTGTAGCCATTGCAATGCAAGTAACCCAACTTGCCAAAAGATAAAGGAACAAAAACCAAAATAGAATAAGTGTCAACATGATGATAGATTACCTTTTTCAAAGTCGCGCGGTTCCATCACTTCATTCCTTTCCCGCCGCCTCCAACGCAGCCCTAGCCGCGCGTTCTCGCTCTCGGGTGATGATCGGGAGGATGGCGTCGGCAAGGGTGAGCGCGTCATCCTGTGTCGCGTCGTTAATCGAACACATGCCCTCACGGTTCCACTTGCGCAGTGCAATGCGGTCGGGCGGGCATTGGTCAAACTCGCGCCCGCCTTCCATCATGGGCGCTGCGACCCGCGCGATCTCCTCACGCAGTGCTTCTTGTTCGTCTTCAGTCATTGCACGTTCGCCCGAACTGCGGCGTCCTTCGCCTCAAGAAGTTTACGCAGGGCAACGGTGCGCTCAGCATTGCGGGGGAGCGTCCCGATGATATGCGCCGCCAGTTCGCAGAATGGACGGGAAGCCGCCTGCAA